GATGTTGATGCAAAAGCTTACGCAAACAATATTGTAAAAGCTGGCGGAAGAATTCCGTCTGATATAGGTAGTGTTAGTGATTTCATTAGAAAATTAAAACAAAATAATTTGTGGAATGCACTCTCTGAAGCTTGGTTTTTTAGGAGTGTTCATAATATTGGGTCTGGAACAACAGTATATCCTTTAAAAGATATTAATAATATTGCTACAATGGTAAATGGCCCAGTTTGGAGTCAAGCTGGAATAATATTTGACGGATCAGATGATTATATTATTTGCAATTCTAATGAAAATTGGAAAAAAGTAGTTGCTCAAAAACAAATTAGCGTTTTTACTATATGCACTTGTCCAAGCGACACGAGCGGAGGTGGAGGAATTATCACATCAACAACTTCAGGTGGTACCGATATTTTTATATGGATTGCTCCAAGAACAAATTGTTGTGGAGGAGAATTTAGATATGGATCTAACGCAACTGGTTCTTATTCTACACTAGGAGAAAATACAAGTACAGGTTTTAATATGTGGAACAGTACTGGTGGAGTAGGAAGAAGAACTATTGGTTATAGAAATGCCATATCAGTATCTAGCAATGGAGCTGCTTCTGCTGGGAATACAGGAATTGGATACGAACAATTACCAAACAATACTCAAGGCGCAACTTTAACCTTTGGTAGAGGAGCTGGATCTTATAAAGGCACTTTTTCTCATTGTTTTATTTTTAATGATTATCTTTCAGCAACAGATGTAACCACAGTTTATAATATAGTTAAAAGTACAATTGGCAAAGGATTAAATTTATCATGAGATTTTACGATCTTGATATTGATGTTAAAAATTATGCAAAGCGCATAGTTGATGCTGGATATAAATGTCCAGCTGATATTAATAGTGTTAGTGATTTTGTAAAAGGATTAAAGATTTTAAATATTTGGGGGGATGTTATTTTTTGGCCATTGAGAGCGAATCAAAACGCTGGAAATGGAACAATTGCATATTCTTTAGGTAAAATTGGAATTTATGATGGGACTTTAGTAGGTAGTCCAACTTGGGGAGCGAATGGTGTATGGACTACTCCAACAAGTTATATAGAAATTAATAATGTTTTTATAAATACATTCATTTTAATATCTGTTTATCGTAAAACAACAAATTCTACTAATGGAGCTATTTGTTCATCATATGCCGCACCCAATCCTCCAGCTGAAATAGGATATGAATTGCGTCATGACGCTTCTAATTCTCCACAAGCAAGATTTTATTCATCTAGTTCAAATAACGCAAGAACTACTTCGGTAAATTGCAACGATGGAAAATATCATTTTCTTGCTGGTATAACAGACAATATTTCAGCAATGGTCTTCGCAGATGGAACGGCTGGCTCGTTTACATCTGTAGCTGGTACAAGAAGTATACCTACAAATAATTTTACTATTGGAAGAAGAGGTCCAACCAATTCTGAATCAGTTCCTATAGAGTCTTCTTTTGTGTGTATTTTTGGAAATTATTCTAATTCTATATCGTCTTTTTATTCTCTTTATAAATCCACTCTTGGTAAAGGACTTAACCTACCATGAAATATTATAAACTAGACAGAGACACAAAAGCCTATCTTAAAAGAATGGCCGTTGATGGAATTAAAACTCCAGCTGATATTTATTCTGTTAATGATTTTGTTGTTGGATTAAAGGATTTAAATTTATGGGGAAGTATGATTTGTTGGCTATTCAGGTCAAATCAAAACGCAGGGATAGGAACAAAAGCTTATTCATTAAGCAATTTAGGAACTTACGATGGTACTCTAACAGGTTCTCCGATTCCAATTTGGACTGCTAATGGATTAGTTGCGCAATCTACAAATTCATTCGTTCAAACAAATCTAGCCATTACTCTTTCATCTATTGGAGAATTTTCTATGATTGGAGTTGGCAGTATGCCATCTGGTACTCCTGCAAGATTTCTTGGAACAAATATCGCAATGACATACATTTGGGGAGAATCTTCTGCTGGTACAAATTATCGTTTTTATGATTTTGTAAATAATCAAAATATTACTAATTCAGTAAATCAAAGAATAATTAATTGGGTATGTCTTACAAAAAATATAGGTTTAAACACTATTGGATATGTAAACAATGATTCTGGATTTAATCAAACTTTAGGTTCGTTAAGATCAACCTCTGATAATCTTGCATTTTTTGGAAGTAATGGTACGGCTGATAAAGGAGTATATCCATTTTTTGCATTTTTTAATATTCAACTTAGTTCAACTCAAAATTCTCAACTATATTCACTTTACAAAATAACCGCAGGAAAAGGACTAAATCTACCATGAGATTTTATCAATTAGACAACGATACAAAAAAATACGTTAAAAGATTAAATTACAATGGATTTAAAACTCCAACTGATATATATTCAGTAGACCAATTTGTTAGAGGAATAAAAGATTTAGGTCTTTGGAGCTATATGATTTGCTGGCCATTAAGAGCGAATCAAAATGCTGGATCAGGTAATATCGCTTATTCATTAGGTGCATTAGGAATTTATAATGCAACATTAAATAATAGTCCTAGTTGGCAAGCAAACGGATTAACTACAAATGGAACAAATCAATGGGTAGATGCTACAATACCAACATCAAGTACTTGGTCATTTGTAGCAATTATGTCAAGAATAAATAATAGCGATACAGAACCAAGATATTATTGGGGATTGTATTATTCCGCACAATCAACTGCACTTTCAGGAAATACATATTATCTAAAAGATGGTGGGCTTGGGATTTTCCAGTCTGACAACAGTATAAATAACTGGTCTCCATCAAGACCAGCAGCAAACGCAACAACAAATTTTGGTTTTCAATCTGTTGCATATTCTGAATCTGGACCATCTGCAAATGTTTCACTTAATGGATCATTTAGCGCTCAATCTTCAGTAAGAAATTTATCTGCAATAAGGCAAGATAGAATGGTTTTAGCAAGAAGAGCTGGTGATACTTCTCTTTATGGTAATGCCGCTCATTCTTTTTATTCATATTTTAATTTAGAATTATCAAATTCAACAATTGAATCACTTCGTGCTCTTTGTAAATCTACAATAGGAAAAGGATTAGCTCTACCATGATAACTAATAGAACATATGGAATAGATGCTGATGTTATATCATATAACGCCAGAATAGTAGCTGGTGGCAATCAAAGTTTAAGTATGCAAAGTTTAAGACAATTAAATCAATTTGTAATTTCAATTAAAAAAATGAAACTTTGGCATAATATGGTCTGCTGGCCATTAAGAGCCAACCAAAACGCTGGAACTGGGTTAATTGCTTATTCTTTAGGTGGATTAATAACACCAAATGGCACGCTAACCAACGGACCAATTTGGGCAAACAATGGAATTGTTTTTGATGGTATAAATGACTCTATTGTAATTTCAAATTTCACAACATCATTTCTTGGTACATTGTTTTATTCAGCAAATCACTTATCAATGACTTCAAGTTCTCCAACACCAACTAGTCAAAAAGCAATGAATTTTAATGGTATTGAAATTGGAAAAGCAGAGAGTGCTTCGTTCGGCGTAGAGGCAACGGTATTAACTCCTCCATATCCAACCGCTGGAAGATCAACAACTATATCTAGTTTCGGAGCAGGAATACAATATACAGCAGCAGGAGTATTTAATCCATCAGCCTCTTCAATGGCTAGATTTTATAATGGAGGATCAAAAGACCTTAATTCTTCTGCAAGTTATCCTGCTCCAACTAGTTCAACAACTAGCATTGGAACAAGAACACCTTCGAATAATAATAGTGCATTTAATGGCACAATTTCAATAGCAATATATTTCAATCCTGCGCTTTCAGATGCTGATATTGCATCTATTCACTTCTTCTATAAAGCCACCCTTGGCCAAGATTTAGGCTTACCATAAACAAGGTGTAATATACTTATATGCAATTAAACAATCCAATTTTCATTAATCAAACAGATGCAGACATTAGATATGTCAATACCGCTGGAGACTCCATGAATGGAGCTTTATTAATTAGCGGAAAAGAAGTTTATTATCAAAAGAATATAGTATATTTTACTGGAAATAATTTTACTCCAGACTCTAGTGTTGCAAGAACTTTTGAATATGCTTTAACTGGACTCGCGGGCGCAAGTGCTACTTTGAATGCACCAATTAATATGTTTAATGGAGAAAATATTGTAATAAAAATAAAACAAAGTCCAAGTGGAAGCAATAATATGATATTTGATGCTGCTTATAAATTTCCAGGAGGTGTTAGTCCCTCTTTGACATTCACACCAAGCAAAGCAGATATATATACAGCTCTTAAAATAGATTCAAACTTTTATTCAACTTATGTCAAAGACTTTATTAATTAAAGATTATGTTTTTTCCATTTTCAAATTTAGATAAAAACACCACAACAGATAATCTTTTATATCCAAATGGTGGAATTTATGCTTCTGCTATAAAAGATAATATTTTATATGTTGGAGGTTCTTTTAATTCACTTTGCAAAGTTTATCCTGGTTATGCTATACTAGATACTGGGCTTAATGTTTATCCTCCAGAAATAGATGTCAGAATAGCTGGAGATAGAAATAGCGTAGGAGTAAGTGATACTACAACAGATCAATATGGAAATAGATATTTAGTTGGCTCTTTTAGTTCAACAAACGGTCTTATTCAAATGCCATCGCCAGATGGAAGTATTTCTCCAGCCCCAGTAAATAATTTAGGAGGCAAACAATCATTTTTACAAATTACTCCGTCAGGTTTAAATACTGGACTTGGAGTAAGTGTTGGAGGTGGAAATAATATAAGAAATATAAAACAGATTGGTTCTGGAATATTTTTTATACATGCTGGAAATAATCTAAATATGTTTACGGGTAATGGAGTATTTAATGCTGCAAATTATGGTTTTGGTTTATATAACCAAGGCCTTATGAAATTTAATATGTTACAAAATGCTGCGAATAATTTTAAGTGGGCTTTAATTGCAGATAGAGATTGGACTCAAAATTTTGCTAATGGTACTAGCACAAACGGAACAATTATAGATTACTTTGCAGATACAGGAGATTTTTATCCTAATAAAACTGGAATTTGGGTTGCTGGCCAATTTACAACTGCAGCAGGAGTAGCCTGTAATCGTTTAGTATGTTTAGACTACGTAAGTGGAAAATATATTACTGGATTATCTACAGCGAATGGCCCAAATGGAAACATACAGCAAATAATAAAATCTGGAAATAGAATTTATATTAAAGGCGGTTTTACAACTTTTAGTGGAGTATCTAGAAATCAAATAGCAGCAATAACTTTTCCAGATATGAGTTTATTACCATTTAACCCTAATGCTAATACTACAATCAGGCAAATGGCAACTGGAGTAAGTGGTCTATATTTAGCAGGATCATTTTTTAGTATCGGCGGAATAGCTGGAGATTATTCAAGTATCTGCAAAGTTGATTATGAAAGTGGACTATTAATCACAGGTTTCAGACCAAAATTTAATTTTGGATCTAATACTTATGGAAGCATTGCTGAATTTGGTGATAAAGTTATTATAAATATAGATACAAGTAGCAATCGAACTTGGACATACAGAGACAATCAACCAGGAAATGGTCCTTTGATTCCTAATTATCATAACCCAATAACTTTCCCTGTGGTAATAGATAATATTAGTGGTTTAACCACTTATACTGGTTTAGGTTATGGATTTGGTGGCACAAACGTATATCAAGGAGACCAATCTGCTGATGCAGGTTTTAATGTATGTAAAAAAATAGATGATAAAATATATATTCTTGGTAAACAAGCTGGAGCTTTTATACAAAAAGTTCCCAGAAATAATGCTTTTGCAGTTGATCTTAATACAAATAGAATAACACAATGGAATCCAAATCTTCAAATGATAAATGCTCCTACTAGCGCATATTCTATTAATAATAACGCACAAGGAGTATATTGCATGCATCTTGACACAGGAGATAATACTATAACTATTGGTGGAAGATTTAATACTGTAAATGAACCTAATAATCCTTCTACAATCAGAAATTCTATAGCTATTGTTGATACAATCAGTGGAGGATTAACAACAAATTTAAATATTGATCTTGGAACAAATTTTGACGTTATGGCTATTGAAAAAAGTGGAAATACATTATTTTTAGGTGGAAACTTTACTCTTGGAGGTATACCTACTAGATATCATCATTTCATAGGACTAAACATAAATACTAATACTCCAACCCATGGATTTAACTTTGAAATTAATAATACTTTACTTGGTATGAATTCTAATAAAACAAGCAATAATGCTAACGCCAAAGTCTCTTGCATGAAAAGAAAAGATAATCTTCTTTATGTTGGAGGAAGTTTTGATGTGGTAAGTGGCAATAACAGATTTGGAATTTTCTGTTTAGATATACAAAACAATACAATAACAGATTTTAATTTAAATCTTGACCGAGGCGAAGTAAAAGCTATGGATATAGATACATCCACAAATACTTTATATATTGGCGGTGGATTTAGATCGGTATTAGGACAAGAAAGAAATTATGGTGCAGCTATAAATTTAAATAATACAGGTTTGCTACAATGGGATCCAGAATTATCTAAAGAGCCAACAAATCTTAGAGTTACTCCATCTGGAGTAGTAATATGTGGTAGTTTTTCTAATGCTGGAGAAAGAAGAGCTGGATTAGCATTTTTTAGCATACAAAGTGGAAATCTTTTAAAACGAAATATTAATTTAATGACCAATCCATTCGGAGGAGTATATACAACAGAAATATATAATAATATTTTATATGCGCACGGAAGAACCTTTACCGCTTCTATGCCTCAAAATGTTGGACTTGCAGGTGGTCAAACACCTGGAAATCAAATTAGATATAATTTAGTTTCTGGGCATATAGTTACTGGATTTGTTAATAACAGAGATAATGCTCCACTTTGTATCCGAGGCGGTGGTAATGTTTTATCTACATTTTTAGAATCTGGAAAAATGTATATGGGAGGAAGCTTTACTAGCGTTCAAAATATGTCTCCTAGCACAAATGTTAATTCTACTGTTACAAGAAATCGTGTTGCTTGGTTTGATTTAGATAATCAAAGAATTTCTGGATTAGATTATAATGTTAATGGTAACGTATGGGCAATTAAAAGAAAAGATAATTTTCTTTATCTAGGTGGAGAATTTACATCTGTGTTAGCTACAGCAAGAAATCGTATAGCAAGAATAAATTTAGATACAAATACTCTTGACGGTTGGAACCCTAATTCGCCTAGCACAGTTTATGATTTTCAATTTAGTGGAGATAAGCTTTTTGTTGGTGGCGATTTTGGGACAATGAGTGGATTGAGTAGAAATAGGGTTTGTAGGTTTGATGTTTCATCGGCTTCAGGAGGAGCGCTTGAATCTTATAATCCGCTTATTTTAAATGGTGGAGTTAGAAAACTTTTAATTTCAGGAAATACTTTATATGCTGGAGGAACATTTAGTCAAGTTGGATCTTTTGCAAATAATGTTTATCTAAGCATAGCAGCTTTTGATACAAATACTGCTGCGCATTTGACTGCGTTTAGAACATTATCAGGATACAGTATTCCTTCAACTGTGTGGTATGGACCTCGAAATGTAACAGCAACTGATGGAGTAAGTGCGCTCCATATGCATCCTAGTGGTTTATTTATAGGTGGAGATATTCTATCTGTAGGAGGTTCTGGAGACACTGTGAGTCCTAGAGGAGTATTTCTTGTTAATCCTACTAATGGAAACATAATAAGAAATTACGGAGGAATAGGAGAGGATAGCGTTTTTAGATCAAGACCACCTTTTGCTCAAGGAGATGCTAATCCTGGTCAAATTTGGAGCATACAAAGCACTGGAGACATGTTAATTGCTGGGGGTGAGTTTGGCGATATGACAGAATATAGACAATTAAATTCTGCATCTCCTGGAAATTATTTTATTACTTTAAAAGATAAAGTAACAGGAGTAAATATTGGTAATTTTGATTTTACAATAGATTCAGATCCATCCTCATATCAGAACGATTCAAATAATAGCACATCTTCAAGCAGCGCTGGATTGTTTTTATATGACGCATCTTTTAATGCAGACAAAATATTTTTTCATGGACAATTTTCTAATATGAAAAATCCAGATTTTCGATGTTCTATTGCTGCAATGGATTATAATGGTAAAATTGATAAAAATTTTAAAGGATTTGGAGTGTAACATACATTATGGAACAAGTTATAGTAGATCATTTAATTTCTTTAGGATTTGAACCTTTTGGAGCAAATGTTTTTAAAAAACAAGAAATAACAATAACTTACGCAGAGAACGCTTATCATTTAAGCTTTTACCTTGATCCTTTTGGAGATATTACTTTGGTTAATAGAATAGACGAAAGACGAATTTTAGACCTAAAAATCAATAATTTTATAGATTGCGTTCAGTATATTAAAAATAAGCTATATTAATATTATATTTTGAGTAACAATTAATAGATATTGTTATGGTATTATAATATAATAAATAAGTTGAAAACAGTAATTTTCTTTCTTCAAGGTGGTATGGGCAAGCATATAGCCGCAACTGCTGTAGCCGAAAATATTAGTAAAAATTATCCAGATAGAAAATTAATAGTAATATGTCCTTATCCAGAGGTCTTTCTTAATAATCCATTTATTTACAGAGTTTATAGATCAAATACGGCTCAGTATTTTTATGAAGATTTTATCAAAAATAAAGACGCTATCTTTTTAGGAAACGAAGTTTATCAGAGCAATGAGTACGTTACGTCAAATAAGCATTTGATTGAATCTTGGTGCAATATGTTTGGACTAAAATATACTGGAGAAAATCCTAGATTATTTTTAACTCAAATAGAACTAATTGATGCATATAAAAAATACAATAGAGACAAACCAATTTTAGCCTTACAAACTAATGGCGGAGCAGAAAATCAATCTAACTACAATTGGGCTAGAGATTTAAATACAGATATAGTTCAAGAAGTTATTGATGAACTTAAAGAAAAGTATCATATTTTTCATTTAAGAAGAGATGATCAAATACAGTTAAAAAATACAGAAAAATTAAATGCAAATTGGCGAGAAATATTTTGTTTTTTGAATTTATCTAATAAAAGATTATTGATTGATTCCTTTGCTCAACACGCAGCTGCAGCACTTATGCTTCCATCTACAGTATGTTGGGTCGCTACTTCGCCAGAAAAATTAGGATACAATATACATAATAACCTTGGGCCATTAGAAGAGTCAAGAGTTTTTACTCATAAAATAGATGGGATTATACTAGAGAAAGAATTTGTAGGTTTACCTCATCAATGCGATATAGATATTAATAAAATCTATAATAAAGATTTATTAATCAAAAATTTGGTGTAATTTGTGTATATAATAATATATGCCAACTATTAGCAATTTACAAGGTAATTTACGATTAAATTCAGGGGTCTTTGAAATTTTTCAAGGTACAGGAATAGTTCCAAATTTATACACCTCAAGTATAGTAGCTCCATCTTCTATAAGAACTGGATTGTATCCAGATATCTTTATTGGTCCAACTGGCATACTTCGTGGAACTGGACTTGATATAGGGTTAGTTTTTAACAATTCAAATGATTTAAAATATCATTATCAAAATCAATACTGGTTGTTGATGACTGGCGCAACTCAAAATGGATCATTTTCAAGATATACTGGTTTTGAAGGACTTCAAGTAAATTCTACTGGACTCAGTATAAATCGAGCAGCTTTTCCTAGTACTTGTTTCTTTAAAGCTCAAATTCTACCATTAGATTTAAATGCTAAAATAGATAAATTATATAATAGCGGAACATTTGCGGTAGGTGAATCAAATTATATAAACTTTGGAAAAATGGATCAAGGAGTAATTCCTCAAAAAGTAAACATTAGTGGAAATTTACTATTTAGATCAGATCGATCAGAATCATATATTACAATGGAAAATTCCATTAATCCTAATGGAAAAATTCAAATTAAATCTAGCAGCCCTACTGGAGCTATAGCAAATGATACGTTTCTAGGCCCAAATGTTACAATTGGAAAAAATAATTATGTAGACACTTTTTCGACTGGATTGAATGGAACATATCAGCAAAATAATTATATTTTTGGTACAAATAATTGGTTATTAAACGAAAAAAATAGCAATACTTCATCAAATTATTCCATGGTTAATGGAAGTTCAAATACTGTTCGTAGTAGTGATAAATTAATTGTATTTGGAAATAATTCAACAATATTTAGCGGATCTGATATTTTACTGGCAGGATCAAATTCAGTAATTAGACTTTCTACTGGAAATGTAGTAATTGGAAATTCAACAACGCTCTATAATTCAAATTCTTCAATTTATTTAGGAGTAAATAATAGAGTAGATACTGGGGTAAAGTCGCTAGAAACCAGCATGATCCTAGGTAGAAACAATAATATCAATAAAAATATAAGTGGAAGATCTATAACTAATAGTACTGGTTATGATGTTAATTTAGTTGGTAAAGGTAACACTATTTTCGCTAATAATTTCAATAATATAAATATTGCTGGAAATACAAATACATTAATAGATTCTAAAAATACTATTTCTAATATTAATTCTTTTGGTATGAATAATTCTTTTGGTAGTGGAATACAATCAATTAATAATATTGGACAAAGCAACCAAATGGGGCTTGTTTTAAATGTGAATTCATTTGGAAATAATATTACAAATGAATTTGTCACTGGATTTACCACTGTAGGAAATAATAATATAAATGAAACTTTAAATACCTCTATATCTTTAGGTAATTCAAATAGATTTTTTAATACAAATAATTCTATACTCGTTGGAAATTCAAATAATCTTGGAAATGATAACTATACATTAAATGGAACGAATATAACTCCGCAATCAAATACTATTTTACAGCAAAATATTTTAGTTGGAAATAACAGTTCAAATTATATCGATCGTTCTATCTTAGTTGGAAACAATAGTACATCAGTACGTGCACGAAATGCAAGTGGTGCAAATTCTATTCTAATTGGCGATACTAATTTTTCTTCTGGTTCAAACAATCTAGTATTAGGAAACTTTACAAAAGTTTATGGAACTGGGAATAATGTATCAAATATTTCTATAGGAAATGATAATAATCTTTTCAATACAAATAGCTCTGTTCTTATTGGAAACAACAATACATCAACAGGAAATTTATCAAATAATAATTCTGCTTTAGGATTATCAAATACATTTACAAATAGTTCTAATAACATAGCTTTAGGTAATGGAAACGTATTTAATAATGAATCAAATACATTAAAAGTCAATTTAGGATCAAATAATTTTACGTTTAATTCAAGTGGTTTAGACTTAGGACCTAGAAGTTTAAAAGCGGCAAGTGTATTTTTCAGTGGAGCATCTGGATTAAACAACTTATCTGAAAGTTTAGATGAAATAAATAATCAAAAAGCATTTGAATACATTACAAATCAATCTTGGCACTTTTCAACAACAACATTTGAAAGAACTGGGTTAAATGGAGAACTTCTTTATTCTTTAAATAGACAAGTTATAAGCTCTAATGGTCCAGACTATGACCAATTATATAGTCCAATTAAAATTCCTTCAACAATTCAAGTTCCTAATACAATTGGAAGAGGAGATTACGCAGGAACTATCGTAACTGGAACATATGATTTATATGTTGCAATTTTAGATGATGGTAATTTAAGATATGGAATTCAAAATGCAAAAAATAGACAACAATCTCTTCCATTGCCAACTTATTCTTATGGTAGTTCTGGAGAAGCTGAATATCTTAGAGCAGTAGACATTTCTGCTACTAGCAATAATCCTCCATACTATTATTTTTATGCAAGATACCAAGGACCTAATTTTTCTGTTATATCTTATAATGCAGTAAAAAATACGACTGATGACAGAGGAATTTGGACTCTTTACACAGGGGCAAATGGTCAAAACCCATCTCAATATAAAATATTGCTTTTAAATAATTATCAATCAGGACAAGCAATTGCTCCTGATACAATTCCATTATCTAATTGGTATAGCTCTGGAAGTTGGACTACTAATGATCCAGCTTTAGTTTCTAGTTTACGATCAATTAATTCATTACCTCAAGTTACAATAACAAATATACCAAATCTTGAGCCAGTAGTTAGTAGCAGAAGAATGAGATATATAAATATAAATACTCCAGTAGATGGTTTTAACTGGACTCCAGGCGGATTTATCCAAGTATATTATTAATAGATAAAAAAAATATTCTCAGGTGTAATTTGTATTATATGATAATAAATACAGTTGCATCTATTGCACAAGAAATATACGAAGAAATGGGCGAACCTTCTGATTTTAGTATAGCAGCTATTGCTGCTTGGGTAAGAAGAAATATAGGTGGCTTGAGCAATATGATAAACAAATCTTATTCTATAAATGATCAAACATATGAAATATCCCCTAATCTTTCTGATATTGAGAAGTATATTTTTAAGAAAATGTATTCTGTATACTTTTTTGACCTTAAAATTAAAAGTACTGGAAGTTTAGCGATTAATGATTATACTGTAATCAAAGATGATATTGCTAGCGTCCAAAAATTAAACAAAAATGAAGTTTTAAGAAATTTCTATCAAATAAGACAACAAGAATATAAAGAATTAAAAGATTTAGTTGATAAGTACGGACTTAATGAAGTTAGTCCTTTACAAGTTGCTGGAGATGATACAATTGCTGGAAGTTATAATTATTTTTATAGAGATGCATTATATAATATAAGAACCAGTTATAATGGATAATAATTATGAGCTATATAGACTCCTCAATAGTTGATGGATTTGCTCAAGAATACGATAATTTTTTTACTTATTTTTCAAGGCCTTTCGTAGTTCATAAAGAACCAATAAAAATTATTCAACAATTAGATAGTGTTCCTATGTATGGTTATGGCCAAGCATCAGATGCAGTAAATTATACATATCAACCTGTTACTGGAACTTTTAACGGAAGAATATATTATAATAATTCAAGGGATATTGATGCTGTAAATAATGATTTAAAATTAGTATTTGCTCGTGGCGACGTTACTTTGAAAGTCAGACGAGATGCAAGAGATTTTATGAATAACGGTAAAACTATAAAACTTGAATTTGATGGAAAAACATGGAACGTAATAACAGAAGATATAGTTAAAAAATATTTAACTAATTCATATTATGTCTATGGATTAGAACAAACAAAATAATGGCAACTAAAATTAATTTTAATAAGATTAAATCAGAATTAAGCGAAGCATATCAATCTTCTCTCAAGAAAGAAGCTACAAATTTAGCCAAACAAATTTTAAATGAAAATCTTAATGATTACATTGAACAAATCGATCAACATCCAGTTTCTCAAGAACTTTCTCAGGGTCCAGAAGGAGAAAATTTAAGTCGTACTTTAAATGGAGTTGAAAATTTATTCGCATTTATTGGATTTGAAGCAGAATCAAAACCTATAGACGATCTAAAAGATTTAGTAAAACAAAATACTTTTTTAGATAAAAAATCAACATTTGACACGAGAAATCTTCAATTAAAATTTAATGTTTTCACTCCATCTCCAGACGAAATTAAAACTAAAACTCCATTACCTTTTGAAGGTGGTAGAAGCTGGGTTAAAGGAGTAGAAGATGGTATCCCTGGATTTGGATATTATGTTTATGGATTATTATTTCCCAATAGTAGATCTGGAAAAGCTATTCAATCAAAAAATAAAGTTAGAAGTATAACTTATAAACCAGTAAAATATATGTCTGAATTATATCAGAATTTTATAAGGAGTTTAAGATAACATGCTACCACAATTTGATAATATTATAATGACCAGTATTTTACTTTGGTTAGATAATAAAATAATGACAAAAGGTGAAGCTTATGCAAATTATCAAAGTACATTTTATCCACTTCCTAATATGTATTATGGATATTATACTTATGGCGCTCCATTCAAACAAATGGTAATTGATAGTTCTATAACTGGAGCAAATATTATAAGCGGAGTTTATGTAAACGGAGTTTTCACTGTTCCAGGCCAAGGAACATTAAGCGGAATTGATGCTGCAAATGGTCAATTATATTTTACTTCACCAATATCTGATCCTACTACAGCTTTAAGTGGAAATTATGCTGTTAAAGATTTTAATATATATTTAACTAGTAAAACTGAAGAAAGTTTATTATTTGAAACTCAATATCAAATAAATCCTAAAACATATCAAAATCCTACAGGTTTACCTATAGGAGCAGAAACCTATCCTGTTATATATTTAAAATATCAGGGTGGTAAAAATAAACCTTTAGCTTTCGGTGGCTTTGATCAAACCATTAGTTTTGTAAGAGCAGTAATATTAGCAGATAGCGTATTCAACTTAGATGCTGTTACAAGTATAATGAGAGATACAAGTCGCCAATTAATACCATTAATATATCCAAATGAAATGCCCTTTAATTCTTTAGGGTCTGTAACTGGTAGTTCATTTAATTATATTAATTCAACAAAAAATAAAGTAGTAGATAGTGAATATGTATATATTAACGAAGTTAATGTTACTAAAACTGATACTAAATTATTAAATGCTACAAACAGCCTAAATCGTAACGTATATTCAGCTTTTGTTGATTTTGAGTTAGGTAAAAATAGATATCCAAATCAATAAAAATTAGAAAAAAAGTTAAAAAATAGGTGTAATAACAGAAAATGGAGAACAAATCAAATGGCAAGAAATAGAATAATTTATCAATCAGAAGCACTTTATGTTGGACCTTCCCCAGCAACAGGAAACCACTTTAGTTTAGGAAATAGTGGAAATAACCTAGTTCAACAACTTCAAAGAGTACAAACAGCTAATTATAGCTTTACAGTAGACCGCACAGATGTTAATCAATTTGGTCAATTGGCAGCAATTGATCGTGTTATTTTAACATCACCAACTGTAGCTCTTGATTTTAGTTACATCCTAGCTAATTTAGCTAATGAAAACGATTTAGGACTCACCGTATCAACAGCTGGTTCAACAGCAGCAGTTTCTGCTATATCTGGAATTTTAAATAAGACTCAAGACGAGAAAAATTATTTTATCAAAACAACTCCAGAAGGAACAGATGCAGTTGGAAATACAGCTACAGGTTCAACCATCGGAGTAATTGGAGTTGGAAACGGCTTCATGACTTCTTACTCAACCGAAGCTAGCGTTGGCAATTTCCCAACCACAACAATTAATGTTGAAGGTTTAAATATGACATTCCAACAAGGAACAACTGGAAATTATATTCCAGCTATCGATCCTAGTCTTGGAACAGCTGTCACCGACAAGTACTACGCTCTAGATGTTGCTGCTCAATATAGTGCTACTGGAACAAATGCAACTGGAATTAGTGCTCTTCGCCCAGGAGACATTACTCTAAGCTTGCCAACAACTCCAGGAGCAGATAGTTCAACATTTAACATTCAAAGCTACACATTAAACTTTGACTTGGCTCGTACTCCAATTGAAAAATTAGGAAGTAAATTCGCATTTGCTCGTGAAATCGACTTCCCACTTACTGTTAATTTGAGCGTAGACGCACAAGTAACAGATATCACAACTGGAACATTACAAAGTCTAGTAGTTAATGATAGTACAACATTCTATAATCCAATTATTACTATCAAAAGCCCACTAAATTCAAGCGTAACAGTCGCTCAATTTGATTTAAGAAGAGCTAAATTAGATAGTCAAGAATTTAGTTCTGATATCGGCTCAAACAAATCCGTTACATTAAACTTTAGTTCACAAGTTGGTGGACCACAAGATACAGTTAACGGATTGTTTATCAGCGGCATATATTAATAAATAATTAAATTATTAAATTAAAATAACCCCCGTTCTCGGGGGTTATTTTTTTGTGTAAATCCTAGTAGGTAAAAGGTGATACAAAGGAATTTTATGGATTCAGATCAGGCTATTAAAGACATGACTCTTTTTCAGATAAAGAGGAAAATTACAAGTATATATAAGAATTTCTTTTTTATTCTTGAAGATCTATCTGATTCTGGGTATAATATACCTGATGAAACTTATCAAAAAATTAGGAAAAGAGTTCTTGATAATGCTAACGACGCACTAAGAGAACTAGAAGAAAATTTTAGTAAATTAAATATCACATTAAAATGAAACCCACAAAATTAAGCTTTGTTTTCTCTGCGGAACAAATTATTGAAAGTAATTTGAATCTTCAATCCATACAAAGATCATTAAAAAATGATTTTGGCATTTTAAATCCTACATTAAAAATATTCTCAAATCCCAATTTTGTTAAAAATTATCAATGCTGGGATGAGAACAAAAAGAACAAATTTATTAAAACTATAGGTGGCCCTGCTAGTTATAAAAAGATTAAAAGTTTTTTAGAAAAAATAGAAAATAAGGAAACTATATGAAAAAATTATACGAATTCACACTAAATAAAGAAATAGAACTCAAAGAAACTATAAGCGAAAAGAATGAAAGTGGCGAAGAGATATCAGTTACGAAAACTGTAAAAAAACAAATACCTCAAAAAATTGTTATTAAAAAACCAACAAGACTGTTATTTGATGAAGCTGAATTATTTTATGGAGTCAGATTATCTGAAGGGATTAAAGCTGGCCTATTGACTAGAGCGCTTTTATCAAAAAGATTTACTAATGATGGTGGGGTATTTAGTGAAATCGATAAAGAAGAGTATACTAAACTTTATATGAAAATATTTGAACTTCAAAATGATTTTCAAAAGATTTCTTTAAAAGAAGACAAGGATCGTTCTGAAGAAGAAAATGCTGAATACAAAGTTTTAATAAAACAAATTACCGAAATAAGAGAAAAAATTCAAGATTATGAATTTGCACAAGCTAGTTTATTTGATCAAACAGCAGAAAATAGAGCTAGAAATAAGACTATCATGTGGTGGGTATTAAATTTGAGTCACCAAGAAGACGAAAATGGAAATCTAATTCCTATATTCGGAGAAGGATCTTTTGAAGATAGAATTATGGTATATGATAAATTAGAGGAAATGACTGATAGTTTTTTTGAAAAATTAATCAAAAAGTTAGTTCTATTTGTTAGTTTTTGGTATATGGGAAGAGCTTCTACTGTAGAAGAATTCGAAAAATTATTCGAAATAGAAAATAAAGAAAACGGTGCTTAAGAATACAAATACATTAACAGATATTTTAAATGGTTATTCAAAATCGTATTATAAAAAACAACCAGTTTATATAAATCATTTTGATAACTTAAGCATTGGCAATATAAACTTAAAAAAAGAAGAAATCTACCAAAGAGCAATTAATCAAAAGCTTCCCTCGTTAGAAGAGCAAGAAAAGTATATATTAAAAGAAAATTTATGGTCTGAAGACCGCAATAAAGAAATACAGTCTATAACGACATACATTAAGACTCTAAAAAAGAACAAGTCTAAGATGTTCAAAAATGAAGATTTAAAAAATATAAATAATCAAATAAATCAAAATGAATTAAATTTATTAAAATTAAAATCAGAAAAGAGAGATTTAATTGGTTTTACTGCAGAAGACTATGCTAATAAAAAAATAAATGAATATTGCATGTTTATATCTTTATTTAAAGATAAAGACTTAAATGCAAGTTTTTTTTCTAATGAAGAATTTGAAGATTTAGAGAATACAGATATTTCTGATATTATCGGTATATATAATGTAGTAACTGATAATTTTTCTGAATTAAATTTACGAAAAATAGCTCTTTCTCCTACCTTCTTAAGTTTATTTAATTTAGCTGGAGATAATATTTATAATTTATTTGGCAAGCCAGTAATATATTTAACTTTGTATCAAATTGATATATATGGTTACGCAAGATATTTCAAAAATCAACTTGAAAATGCTAAGAATAAACCACCAGATGAATATTTTGAAGATCCAGATAAATTAATTGAATGGTTAGAAAGTGCTAAAAATATAGAAGAATTATTAGATAAAACATCTAAAAATGTATCTAAAAATGATGGAGTAATGGCTACATCAATTGTTGGAGCTTCAAAAGAAGACCTTGAAAAAGCAGGGGTAAAACAAGAAGGTGGAATAAGCTTAATAGAAGAGGCTAAGAAACGTGGTGGAAATTTAAGCATGCAAGATTTAATGAAATTACATGGCATATAATATACTATAATAGTTAATATTTGTGTAATATATTGTAGTAAAGGAATAAGGCATGGCTAGGACTTCCGCTACAATTTCAGTAGGTGCAGATACAAGGCAACTCGAAAGAGATATTCAGAGCGCCTTATCGAGAGATTTTAAATTCAAAGGATTGAATGAAAAGGCCTTTACTCAACCTCTTGGTAGAATCACTGGTGCAGCAAATGAATTCCAAAAATCATTAGATGCATCAAATGCTCGTGTTATTGCATTCGGAGCTAGTGCAGGAGTAATATATACTGTAGAGAAAGCTTTTGTAGAATTAATTAAAACTACAGTAAATGTACAAAAATCATTAACTGATATTAATGTTATTTTAAATACAACAACTAGTGGTCTAGCTAAATTTGGAGCCGATTTATTTGATATAGCTAAAAGCACTGGACAGGGTTTTAATGAAGTAGCTGCAGCAGCTACAGAATTAGCTCGTCAAGGTTTAGGAGTAGAAGAGACTTTAAAAAGAACAAGAGACGCTCTTATTCTTACTAGACTAAGTGGATTGGATACTATTAGTAGCGTTGAAGCTTTAACGGCTACAATAAACAGTTTTAATAAAACAGCTTTAGATTCTACAGTTATTGTTAATAAATTAGCTAATGTTGACGCATCTTTCGCGGTTAGTTCTGCTGATTTGGCTGAAGCTATCAAACGAGTAGGAACTTCTGCTCAAGACGCAGGAGTTGGATTTGATGAATTATTAGCTGTCGTTACAAGCGTTCAACAAACTACTGCTAGAGGTGGAGCGGTAATAGGTAATTCACTTAAAACTATCTTTACAAGAATAGAAAGACCAGAAGTATTATCTCAATTACAAGCTTTAGGAATTGGAGTAAGAGATTTAGAAGGTAATACTTTACCAGCAATACAAATTTTAAAACAATTAAGTACAACATTTGATACTTTGTCTGATGCGCAAAAATCTCAAGTAGCAGAAACTGTTGGAGGAGTTTTCCAAATAAATATTTTGAAAGCAGCATTAGGAGATTTAGGTAAAGAATATTCAATTTATCAAAACGCTTTAAATACTGCTACATCTGCAACAGATCAGGCTCTTAAAAGAAATCAAGCATTAAATGAAACATTAGCCGCTTTATTTAATAGAACTATAAATAATGTGGCTCAATTAGGCGCAACTGTTGGAGCAGGAGCATTTCAACCAGCGATAGAAGGAACACTAAAAAATGTTAATGGTCTTTTAGAGATGATTAACAATCAAGACACCGAGAGCGTTGGATCTAAAATTGGACAAGGAATATTAAATGGAATTTCTTCTTTTATTTCTGGGCCAGGAGTAGTTTTAATTACTGCAGTTTTAGGAAAATTATTACTAAACTTGGGGCAATTTGCAGCAGCTTCTGTTAAAACTTTACTAGGAATAAATCAAGCAGCAGAAAGTAGATTACAATTACAAAATAAAATTAATCAAGTTTTAACCCAAGAACCAACTTTATTGGCAGCAATTGCAAGCAAACAAATTGGAGTCTTGAGTGTAGAAAACAAAATATTACAAATATTAAAAGAACAAAACGCTGTTAGAGCGCAAGCTTCTAGTTTGTCATCTAGTATCACAGGTGGATTAGTAAGAAGAGGAGTTTCTGTAAAAGGGGGACAAGTTACTACGGCAAATTCTGGATTCATACCTTCATATGCTATGTCAGAAATTTATGGTGCATTATCTGGTGGATACAAACCAGGAAAAATAAAAGAGATGAATATCTCTGGCGTAGGAAAAACTGTTTATAATTCAGCAGAAACTGTTAAAAAATTTCCAGGATTATCTCAACCAGCAATTATGCCTCCATCTCAAAGTAAAGCTGGAAAAAATTATCAAAATCAATTTTCTTCTATTCATGGATTTAATCCATATGCTAGTAGTGGATTTATACCTAATTTTGCTAAAAATAGTTTACAAATTGCACAAAGTTTATTCACAGAAGCGAAAGGGCAAAATATAGATGCCTTTATAAAATCTAGAGGTTACAAAATAACTCCAGAAGTTCAAAAAGAAGTCGATGCAATTAAAGGTGGTAAAATGGCTGCGGCAAAAACAGGTCAAAGCGAAGTGGTCGTTGTGCCAGCTAGTGAGTTCGGAATAGTTGGAGTAGGAGGAAGAAGAGGGTCTATAGACGCTCAAACTGCATTTAGTACATTAGGGTATACAAAAGATTCAAGATCTGTAAAATTCGAAGGAATACAAGCTAGAACTCTTGAAGATTTAAAAAATAGCGAAATTCAAGATAAAAATTCTTTTTCTACAGCAATTAATAAACTATTCGTTGATCCACTTGCACGACTTGCTAATGATATTTTTGGGCCATTAAGTCCAGATCCAAAATTTAAATCTACACTTGCAGCTAATAATAGAAAAACTGGAATTAATTTATTTCCTCCAGGAACTGAAGGTTCAATTTTTGAAGCAGCTGTAAATTTAGGTACAAAACGAGGAGGAGCTTTAGAAAAAGCTTTTAATCAAGATTCAGCTCAAAAACCATTTGATTTCGAAGAATCAAGTCCACCAACGAATGCATTTAATTCTAAATTTGGATTTTCTCCACCAGTTCTAAGAGCAGACGCAAAAAGAACAATCACAAGTGAACAAGCAAGAGAAATTATCGATAAAGCATATAGAGATGCTACTACTAGACCTCTATTGCCAAAGCCAAGAACAGCAGCTTCAGGATTTATACCTAATTTTTCAGCATTACAACAAGCCGTATCTAGAGAAATATCGGCTGGTGTACCAAGCTCAAGAATTAGAATTGGTCAAAATAACAAATTAATGGCATCAAGTAATCCATTAGGTTTAGGGGTTTATAATACTCAAGATGAACCACAAGGATTAAATCAAGGAATTTCAAGATATTCATCAATATCTTCTGCAAAAAAAGCTGGGGCAGCTTTGGGATTTGTACCTAATTTTGCAGCGCAAAATATTCAATTTGAACAATCCGCTGTAAGTGGAATGGCAGTAAAAGATATTTCAATATTATCAAATGAAGTAGCAAAAGATTTAGCTAAAATTTCTAAAAGATTAAAAGCGCAAGAAATCGATCTTGCTACAGCAGAAAAAGAAGCTGGAATAATTGCTCAATCATATCAATTAACATCTCAAAGTACGCAAAAAGTAAAAAATTTATTTACAAGAGTTTCAACATCTAGCGAAAGATTTGCTACGTATTTATCTGGATTAGAAAAAGAAGCAGCAGGTGCGTTTGGAGTTTTTGGGGGAGGAAAAGCTAGAGCAAGATTAGAGCAACTAACAAATCAACAAGGAAAATTCGGAGAAGCTGCCAGAGGAAGTTTAGATAGCGTAGCTCAAAGAAGATCTATGGCTGCTGGCAGATTACAAAACGCAGGATTATTAGCTAGTATTGCTGTACCAATTGTTTCTCAAACTTTAGAGCAATTTGCTCCGCAAAATAAAGCGGTAAAATTTGGAGCAACAGTAGCAAGCGATACAGCAGCTTTTGCTGGTACAGGCGCAATATTTGGCCCATACGGAGCAGCCGTAGGAGGTCTAATAGGAATAACAATAGGTCTTACAAAAGCTTTTTCGCAACTAAAAGATAAAACAGAACAATATCAAAAATTAACTGAACAGGCTACATCTAATTTAGCTAGATTTTCTGAAGATGTACAAGCATTTTTAACAAATAGAGAAACAGCAAGAGGAATTAGAAGTGGAGAATCAAAAGGTAATCTTGAAGCTGCATCGAAAGCAAGAGATGAAGCTTTAAGTAGAATAATTGCTAGTTCAGATTCAGATATTGGAAAATCTATTGTAGACGCTATTGCGAGTGGATCAGAGAATGAATTACAAAAAGCTTTAGGAAAAGCATCTTCAGCATTAACTTCTACTAAACAAATTAGAGAATTTATTGATTCTGTAAATACTTTGAAACCAGAAAATATTAAAAGTGCAGAAAAATTTAGTGAAGTATTTAAACAATTTAATGTTTTGACTACTAGAAGTGGTGAATCACTCGGAGCTTTAATTGCAAAAAATAAAGATGTAATGTCAAGTTTTGACAAATTAACTGAAATTTTAATTAATAGTAAATCAGCTCTAGACGACGCAAGAAATTCATCTGTAACGCTTACAGCTAAAAGCCCAGCTTCTAAATTAGCAATATCAGATGAAGAACTTCAAAAAGAAATAGTAAGAATATCAACTGGACGAGCTCAACCATTTGAAGTACGAAGAAATAGAGCGATAAGCAATATAGTAGAGTCTAGAAGTCAAATTGCTATTGATAATTTTAGTAAAAATTTAAATTCTTTTATAGATAATTTAATTTCTTCTGGAGAAATTTTACCTCAAACTGGAAAAGATTTAAAAGATCAGATAACAAGTGTTTTAAAATCTCCATTAGATATTGGAGCAAAGGGCGCAGAATTAGAAAAAATATATAAAAATTTAGCAAATGCATCTGATGCTTTAGCGGTTGCAGAAAAAAGAAGATTACAAACAGCATTTAATCTTTTGCAATTAGAAGATAGATTAATTGATTTATTTAATAAAGATAATAACGTAAGAGAAACTGGAAATAAACTCTTACAGCAAGCAGATTTTGGTAGTTTAGTAGAAGACTTCTTGCAGACAACTGGTAAGCAATTTAGACCTAATGCAGTAGTAGGTGGCGCCTTCAATCAAGGTATGGCTGGAGTTTTCGGCGGTACAGTTGACGAAGAGAAAAGATTAAAATATACAAAACAATTAGGTGACGCTTTAAAAGAAACAAGCGCGTCCGTTGTAGCTAATGGTGGTAAACTTACAGATGAGGCTTTTGTACAATTACAAACAGCAATTAATGATATAAATACTTCTGCCGCTATGACACAAAAAAGTTTAATAGCGATGAGTTCTTCTATATCTGATACATCATTAAGACAAGAAGCTTTAAATACATATAAAGAAAAAGAAGCAGAATTAACAAAAACTTTAGGTGATAACATCACAAAATTAAATTTTGCAATAGAAGCAACTGTAGAAAGTTTAATAGCAGAAGCTAAATTTAGAGAAGGCACAGCTTTTAGCGATGAATTTAAACAAGCTAGAGCAGCTGCAAGAGAAAAAGCAATCCGAGGTGGAAATTATACACCAATGGATACATTAGAAAGTTTCCAAGATGAATTTGCATATGGAACCCAAGACGTAATGAGAGATTTAAATAATACAGCTTCTGATACAGCAAGAACTATTAAATCAGAATTTAATAATGCATTTCAATCTGTTATAGAGGGAACACAAACAGTAGGCGATGCATTTACTACAATGGCTTTAAATATATCAAGAAGAATTCAACAGTTAGCATTAGAAATGTCAACTAATTTGATATTTAATAGCGTATTTAGCTCTGTAGGTGGAATTAGTGATTTATTTAAAAGTCCATTAGGAAGAAAAAATGGTGGATTTATTAAAGGATATGCAACTGGTGGACATGTTACTGGCGGATCAGGAGTAAGAGATGATATTCCAGCATATTTAAGCAAAGGAGAATATGTAGTTAAAAAAGCTGCTGTAGAAAAATATGGAAAAGATTTCTTAGATAGTTTAAATAGTGGAAGAACAGTTAAAAAAGCTGACGGAGGAGGATTTGGAGTAGGATCAAAAATAGGAGATCCTAACGAATGGATAAAAGTAAACAATTGGCCAATAGCCATGACATCAGCTGGCTCAGAAGTTTTATCTGAAAGAACAGATACTGGTGGAGCATTTTCTTCAGATTTATTAAATGATTTTTATACTACTGGTGCAACTAAATATGGATTACCAACAGAAGGATCATATTTCTTTGATCCAAGATTATCTCCTCAAGCAATATTAGATGAAAATAATCCAATGAATCAATTAAGAAATGAAAAAGTTCAAAGATTATTAACATTTCAAAATGAAGTTTCTAATTATGATCAATATCTTGCAGATCTTGCAGAAAGAAATCGACAAGAAAAAGCTAGAGTAGATCAATTAAATAAACAAAATAGAGATGCTTATAACAAGCAACAAGATAATGCATTCTGGGGTTCATTATTGCAAGCTGGAACTGCTGTCGGAGGTGGTCTATTAAGTCAATATGGTATTCCAGCTCTTAAGCAAGGATTTTCAAGTGTATTTGGTGGAACATCAAATCAAGGATGGGCAAATTGGCGTGGTGGAGATTATTCTGGTGGAAGTATGAAATTTGGCCCTCCAAACCAAGCAAATAATTACGGATTAAGAGGAACTGTTCCAACTATTAGAAAAGGGTATGCTAAAGGTGGTTCGCCATACAAAGATAATGTACCAGCCCTACTAATGGATGGAGAGTATGTCGTTAATAAAGATACAGTTAATAGATATGGTAAGGGATTTTTTGATTCATTAAATTCTGGAAGAATAAGTAAATTCGCAGATGGAGGATCAGTAGGAAATCAAAACGCAGGATTAAATCAATCAGAAACCCAATCTTCTGTATCAAATACTAATAATATTAATATAACAGTAAATATTGATAAGAGTTCATCTGTTGAAACTAGCACCGCAAATAATCAATCAAATGATAAAATCACAACTGATCAAGATAGAAGAGATGAATTAGAGAAAAATAGAAAATTATCAGATAGAATTAAATCTGAGGTTCTTAAAGTTCTAAATACTGAACAAAGACCAGGCGGAATGTTAAGTAGTAGCAAGTATACAATGAAGAATTAATTTATAATTTTCCAAGAAAAACTAATTGGTGCTTTTTTATAAATTATTTGATCTACTTGTAAAGTATTTTCTAAAGATTTATTTGTTACTTTTAATTTTGAATATTCGTATAAAAATAATATAGCAGTATAAGCTTTGCCATTTATATTTTTTAAGTATTTATTTTGTAGTATTAAATTAGAAGAGCTTTCTACATGTATGTTTTCTATGTTTTCTATATTAGTTGTTGCTTCTAAAAATATTTGAATATTGCCATTGAAGTTTTTAACTTCAATAATTTCTATATTATTTAAATTTGAAAAATTAAAGAATGGTATATCTTGAGCGCATGATTCATATATATTATTATAATATAATCCTACTTGATTTGATTCTATATCTTCAGAATTAAATATAGATAATATATTATTATTGATTGGCTGACCTTCGATTAAGATAGTCTCTTTATTATTATAACTAGCAATTGGAAAGTAATTCTTATAATTTAAATTATTAATTAATAATTCGTCTTTAGGCCAAGATAATGTATTAAAGTTTTCATCATTAAATGAATATAAACTTCCTTGAAAGAATCCATTTTTATTATTATTTTGATTCAAAGAAACATTTATAATTTGGTCAGGATAAGTGCTTGAAAAAAAGTTTTCTATATCTTCTGGAAGTTCAAAATCACCAAGGAATTTGTATAAGTCTGATTGAATTTTATTCAAAACATATATTTTAAGATCTAAAGAGTTTAAATTTTCGACTAATCCAGTTTCAACAAATGGAACAGTTAATAGTTTTAATGCATCTATAGAGTTAAGCCATAAAGTGCTTACATTTTCTATTAAAATTGTATTTAATTTAGTATCTTTATAAGAAGGAAATATTAGTAATGAATAGGCTTGACTTTCATTCCAATTCTCTGTATTTATTAAAAATTTAATTGAATAATAATCATTACTCCTATAAATCTTATTAAAAATAGAATCTATTTTTAAAGTATTAAGTTTTGGGTAATCTATTTCAAAGTTTAAATAAGAAAGTTCTTTTGAGTTAAAGGTGATATCAAATTTTAATTTATCAAAAAATCCTATTTTATTTTTTATTTGTTTATACTTTTTATAATTAGAAAGAAAAGGATATTCGAAATAATTTTCTAAAACTTTTTGAATATTTTTTTCTGATTGAAGATTTCTATGAGTTCTTGTGCCCTCTATAGATTCTTTGGGTGGATATAGGATTTCATTTGATACGATGTATTTTTCTACTTCTTTTTTTGAATCAATATTTTTAAAACTTTCTAAGAGGTTATTTTCTTCGTCACGAATATCTACATTAAAATTAGGGAAATATTTAATTGGTACTAATTCATTAGCGTATAATGCTGGAAGAGCTGAGGATAATTCCCAACTTAATTTTAAATCTAAGTTTTTAGCTAAGAGTTTCATAATACGTTAATTCCAGAAGCATTAACTCTATCTAAGGGAGCTTGACTGGTCAAAGTGAAAGAGCCTAAAGTTGGGGCTGATACTTCATTTAATGAATTTTGTGCGTAAATTTTGAAGAAAAAAGTTCCAGCGTATTGAGGAGTAAAGTATGGAGGGTATAATCCTAAATCTCTTCCATTAACTGGATCTGTCGGATAAAATCCAGTATTAACATTAGCTGGTTGTATGTCTATTAAGTCTGTTTGATCATTTGTTAAGCTGGTAAAAGCTGTACCAGTTCTCATATAAACTAAATATTGACTAACATAAGAACCATTTGTAGATGGAGATGTAGAATAAGCTACGCTATTAATTCCAATTGCACTTTGAACTCCTTGATATAATAATCTATTTGACCCTGTTAAATTACCTATTGCATCTCTATATAAACCACTCAAAATTACTCTTGGTGCGCCAGGAACTAGAGGTTTATTAGGTACATTTGTTAATTGAGCATCTAAATCTATTTCTCCATATTTTGCTGGTACATACTGCATAGCTGATACATTATATGTTTTATTTTCTGGATCTTCTTTTACATTTAAAATTCTATAAATTTGTGGTTCATTTAAATATCCATCATATAATGCTCCTGGATATGTTAAATTAGAAGGATTATTAATTGGAGATCTGATATCTATGCCAGTATATCCATTAATATTTACATCTATATTCCATACAGTATTTTGTAATAAACTGTATCCTGATCCATTTAAACCAGAAGGAAAATTTATTCTAATGTTATCCGAATAAACTCCAGTTCCTCTTGTTATATAACTTTGAGTTGGCAACGGTATTGTCATTCTTTGAACAGCACTTCTTCTAAAGAAATCAGAGTTCAATCCTGTTGCACCACTTGAGGTTATATTATAGCCAGTTATATAATCATTTCCTAAGTCTGTTCCATAATTTAAATTATAAGTAGGAGTTAAGAAATAAATATCAAAATTACTTTTAAATCCAGTTAAATTATTTAATACTCCAGTATTATAAGGTAAATCAAGAGTTGCAGATCCTGTAGACAATTCTTTTGTTCTACCAGCAAAATTTACATTTCTTCTATTTTGATCATAAATTTGAACTAAATCTCCTGGGATAAGATATCCAGCTTCTAATCCTGCATCAAAAACTACCGTTTCAGTTTCTAAATTTTCTGTAATTAAATACCATTTTCCTAATCTTCTTGCTTGGTTTTGGTTTGTGCAACCAAATGCAGTAACTGAAATTTCTCTTATTCCATATTTTAATATTCCAGGTCTATACTCTACATATTCTATTGCTGGTTTATAATTATCATCTTCATTGTTATATCTGATAGTTGCTACGGTTTTTCTAACTCTTCTTGAACTATCAGAATATGTAAATTTACCATCTACAACATTTGCGTTATTAAATGAATAAATAATATTTTTGGGTCTATCTTGATTTGCAAAAACTAATCCAGCAGAATAATAAGTTATTCCTCTAAATATTGAAGCCATATCATTTAAAACTTTATAAGCTTCATCTTTTGCTGAGATCAGCAGATTACATGTAAATCTTGGCTCTAATCCACCCTTACCATCTGGAACTAATTGATCGCAATATTGTGCGATTTCATAAAGATTCCATTTATCGACTAAAGATGAATCAATGTATTTACCTAATCCATATCTATTATTTGTAATTAAATCATAGTAACACCAAGCAGGATTATCTGTCCATGCTAATTTAAATCTACCATCCCAAAAACCATTATAATTTCTAGTAATTGGATCATAATTATTTGGAATTTTAACTTTTAATAATCTCATTTTATAGCTTCTTGTTGGAACGCTATTAAAATATCTAGAATCAAATTCATTATAAACCATTGCAACATTGGGATAAACAAATTTGTCGCTATAAACTTCTGTTATACTGTCTACAGAACAGGAATTTGTTATTCCTGGAGGTAAACCTTCTTGAGTTATTTTTGTAACTGTAACAGACCAACCGATTTGATTTTGCATAATTTGAAAAGATGGAAAATTTTCTGCAAATGGTCTAACAGACATTTCATAACAAGTCAACATTGGACTACTTATTTTTCCTCTTAATAAAATGCTTGAGTTAAAATAATATTGACTTTTGTATGGATAATACTGAGAAGCGTCTACCAATGCAGTACTGCCATCTTTAAAGAGCCTAAATAATAAAAAATTAATTTTAAGATTTTCTTTATAAACATCTCCTTGATTTCCAGCCCCAACAGCAACAATTGTTTGACTTAATCCATTGATTTTAATATTTAATTTTATAGAAGAAACATCGGTATTATATACGCTATAAGATTTAGGAAATCCAACATCGGTAACGCCAGTAGTTATAATTGCTCCAAAAAGTCTTTCGTTTATTGTTTTTGTTCTTGAAGTTACAAGGGGATATTTAAATTTATCTATTTGATTTCCAAAATAACTATATCTATCTTCGAATAAATTTATTATTGGATTCATTTGAGTATGTAGATTAGGATCTCCTATACTATATTTATAGTTTACTGATTTAAAATTATATAATCCATTTTTTTGAACAATTGGAATATCATTCCAAAAAATTGAGCGAGATTCTGGTGGAGATTCAAGATATTGGTTTCCGTCTTCTGATCCACCATAAAAACCAGAATTACTAAATGGTATAAAAGTAGCCGAAGTATATCCAATATCTCCAGTATTTTTCCCAGAATAATCATAAAAATAAGTTCCTGTTATAAAACCTTCTATCGGGCCTTCACAAATTAAATCTAATACTCCTATTTTATTTATACTAGTTACGCCAAGATCTCCAGAATTACCATACATTAAAGTAGATCTACCATAACCTCCTGGGTCGGTGGCTCCGCCATAAACAATTGAATATAAGCTATTGAAATTTGGCGCACCTCTAAGATAAGCAATTCCTGGACCCACTAAATCAATTGATGTGTTTGCCAATTGGTATATCCATCCAGGCGCGCCGTCAAATGTCACGATTTGACTAGAGTAAGATTTATATCCACTTATTGCATTATTAAAATAAAAATCAAGATTTCCAAAAGGATCATAACCACTAAAAGAAAAAGAATTATTTCCTGGAGCGCTATCTATGCATTCGCTTTCTGGAAAATTCATTCCAGCTAAAGTTAATCCTTCGTTCCCTGGATTCCAAAGGTACTCTAATCCTTCTGTACTAAGATTTGTTGCGCCTGCCATATTAGAAGTTTATTTCGTTTGTTATTGGTTTTTGACCCATCAATCTACAATTAGAATTAAATAAATACGTATAAGATCCAGAAGATACTGTATTTCCAGCGTTAGTAACTCCTCTTCTAGCTGTTTTATATTGAGTATCATAAGATGCAAATACATTATTTGATCCAATTAATAAAGTACCATATCCTACTGGGACTGGTCCTCCTTCGCCAACTGTATTTACTGGGCCATTAAAAAGATAAGAACTTGGACCTCCAACTTCTCCTGCAGAAGTGCTTATAGGATCTGCTTGTTGCGCATTATATGGAATAAGTGGTGGTGGTTTACTCAACAAACTAGTAACACCAGCAGCTATTAATCCAATTGCACCTAATATTAAAACTGGAGCTAATGGAGGAACAAAAACTGCGACAATAATTAAAACTGTTGCAACAAGAAATGATATAGCACTACGAGATCCAATTACCTCTGGTATAAGATCTATTGTTTGAAGTTTTTCTCCATATTCCATAAATACTTCTGAATTTTTAAATTCATTTATATTTTCTTGATTTTTAATCTCTACTGGTTTATTGTTTATAAGTATTGCGTATGAAGAATAACCTTTTGTTCTAGAGTTATCTAGTAGCCATTTTCTAAAGGTTCTAGTATTTGCTTCTATTGCTCTCATAGCTTCTGATACAGAAGTGACATCTAAACGCCATGTCTCTCCTATCTCTTCTCCTAATCTGCCATGTAAATTAACTGTTACCATTTTTTGATCTCCTAAGTCTAGCTATTTTATTTCTCTTATAGTAATTACAGTAATTTGTTATTTTTGAAAACCCATTTCTAGGTTGTTCTAAAATTTTATCATTTCCTAAATAAATAGCTAAATGAAAATAACCATCACTATTAAATAGCAATATATCGTGATTTATAAATTTATCAGCGTAGTCTACTTCTAGATTATTTATTTTTGCATATTCTAATATTAGATCAAGATTTTCTTGATTTACTTCTAGCATATGATCATATATAAAATTTTCTGGAAATTTTAAATCTATATTAAATTCATTTTTATAATATAATTTTACTAAATCAAAACAATTTGTTTTTTGAAAATTAATATTTCTTCCAACATATTTTAAACTTTCTGAATTATTAGAGCTGTAATGTTTGAAAGTGTCGCTTTTAAGTATATATAGTATTAAATCTATGGATGATTCTTCTGCGCAGTTTTTATCCATCATAGAAAAATTTTCCTCATCTAAATGACTATGATAAATATAAAGTGGATTGTATGAATTTTTTATTTTTAAGAATTCTAAAGCAGATATTTTAAAATTATTGATTGGGTCTTTGGATATATTTTTGCATCTTAAAACATCTATAATTCCATCATTTTCAATAACAAAACCACAACATTCTTGAGGAGATTCCTCCAAAGCATGATTTTTTATTTTATTTTTAATTTTAGTATTCATTATTGATTGTTCGGTTGATCTGTTCCTGGAAATCCCCCAAATGGAAGAAATCCATTTAAATAATTTCCTAAATAATCTTTTGGTATTCCGTGCGAAAGATCTGAATTTGGATTAAAACAAGCTGGTCTTCTTGGAAATGGAGAGTTGATTCCTGTATTAGTGAAACTTGGTGGGCTTAATATGCTAGTTGCTTCTGCAGCTGTTCTCATGGCTCTATCTGCTAGTTTGTAGTAATTTAAATCCCATCCTCCTCTATTAGTTGGCCAAATAACTGGTCTAAAAGCTGGATTTTTTAACCATCTTGATCTACATGAAGAAATACTTTTTGAACAAGAATCTGCTAGCCAAAATGTTGTATTAGGTGGAGAATTTTCTAAGGAAGATGTATGATTATTAATACATACAAAATAATAATTTAATTTACTTGTATTTTGTAGGAATATAAAATCTCCACTTGTATAGCCTACCCCAGTATTCCATGCTCCTAAATTGCCCGCTCCACCAGTAATCCTATTTACTGCATAAGTATTAACTCCAGTAACAAAAACTGAACCAGATGATCCTAAGAAAAGCTGATCATTTTCTGTTGCAACTGGTGGTGCAGTTTGTAATAATCTTATGTTAACTACATTCGAATTAACAACTCCTCCATAAACTCCACTATGAGCAATAGATCTTCTGCTATCATATTCGTACAAGCATCCTTCGCCTCTATACTCAAATGGACATTTATTAGAAAAAATTGTTCTTGAAGGCAAAAATACTCCTTCAACATCTAAAATAGAACCCAAAGAATATTCTAAAATTAAATTATCTTCTTGAGATTTTCGATCAATGTAATAAATATCTTTTGGTAATTCAATTTCAGATATAGATGGATCATCTGTATATGGATTAAATCCTCCAGAAAAATTAACACCATTTAAGTATTTTAAAAAAGTTTTAATTCTAGTAAATTTTGCACCAACAATATCTCCTAAAGATTGAATTTGTAATCTTATGTATTTATAAAAAGAATTTGTTGAAGTATCTGGACTACTATTTGCAATAAAAATTCTTGGAGTTGGAAGAGTTCCAGCGCTATTCATTTCAAATCCATCTGCGTGAACAGGCATTGGAAAGTATTTATTATTTTTCCAAGTTATTGTGCCGTATGGTTGGTTTGATAAATTGTATAAATTATAATCATTGTACACTCTTAAAATACCATTCTGCAATGGTTGATTTGTTAAAGTGGTAGTGTTTCTGATCTGTGGATAAATTTGAGTTAAATCTATTTCATAAAAAATCACTGGTACAGATGGTTCTAATTTACTTGTTTCTGTATTTATGGATTTGTATCCACTTACTATTTGATTGTAAACTTCTAAAGACGTTGGCATATTGTTTAATCTGGAACTTGTTCAAATACTGTTTTAATAGTATAATTATTATAAAAATTATAGTTTGTTTCCCAATTAGGCGCAATAAATTTACTAACTCCAGAAGGTTTTGCGTAAATTGTTGGAACATTATAAACGAATGATTGCTGTCCTGCTCTTTCTTCTAAGAAATGTAAAATTGAAACTGTTTCTATTTCTGATCTATTTTCAAAAGTTAAAGTTAAATTTTTAAGTTCAGAATTTATACCGTCTAAGATTCTTTGTTGGTATCCATTTCCAAATTGAATCTTTTTGACTCTTGGTTCAATTTTTACGCTTGATTGATAAGATGGTTGCCAAAAAAAGTTTGGCACATAATTAGAATTGACTAATTTATAACCATCCCAATCTAGTTGAAGATTAGCAGGAGTCATAGGATTATTACCTGCGCCAATATTATTATCTATTATAGAATAGTAATATTTGCTATTAGATCCAGATACAATATTATACTTACTATAATTAGTACCTGCATTCCAACCAGATATTGTATCGTAAACGCTTGCCATATACCTTTAACCTCTATAAATTTACACTTAAAAAGGGTGTAATTATATTTAATGTTTAATGTTTCTCAGATTCAAAATCAAAAATTTTACTTAAATAATACTTTTATATCTGGTATACAAAGTTTAAGCTTAAATTACGATACTAATATAACTCCTTCGTTTGCTATATCTGATACTGGTATGAATTATATAATAAATCAACCAATTATTGCTAATTTTAATTTAAACTATATACCTGGAACTTCAGAACCATTTATTGATTATACTGGTAATTCTTTTTTTACAGGAAAAATTGAATATGGTGATAAATATTTGTTTTTTTCTAGTGGTTTTATAGATAGTTATTCTATAGACGCTCAACTTGATAGGCCAGTAGAAGTGTCTGTTCAAGGTAGGGTATTAGGAGAATTAAGCTATTTGACTGGTATAAATACTAATAATTCTGCTATTAATTATGAAATTTCGCCTATTAATTATTGTTATATTGATTTTAACTTAGCTGAAGCAAATTTAAATAGAGTAAGCAATTGTGGAATATCTTATTCTTGTAAAAAGTTACCAATATATACAATCGGTAATTTTATGCCTTCTGCAGTAACTAGTGAATACCCTATAGAGGTTTCTTGTAGGTTTAATTTTGAGATAAGCGATGAGTCTATCTCGTCTCCTAATAATTTCTTTTCTAATCTACAAACTAGAGACTTACAGGTTAATTTTAAAAATATTAATAATTCTGCAATTATTAAAAGTTTTAATTTAAATAAAATGATTTATTCTAATGAAAATTATAATTTCTCAGTTAGTGAATATGGCAAGTTTGATTTGAATTTTCAAGGATATATAAATTCTTAAAAAATAATAGAAATATATGGATATTCACATATAATATAATATATGAAAATTGATAAAAATAACCTAGCGAATATAATCAGTATTATTCTTCAAAATAAAGATGCATTTGAGGAGCTCAAGAAAGATTTTCCAGAAATTCTAGCAGATCTCACAACTTTTAGGGAAAATCCAAATTGTTCATGCCGAGGCAGGGTTACTAAATATTTTAATGAAAAAATAGTTGCAGGAAATGAATCAATTTTTGACAAATATGTAGATCATAGACTAGATTTAATTAAAGACATAAACTCTGTAAACTCTTTGCATTCAGAAAAAATATTAAGCGGTAAAATTATAAAAATCGGTAAAAATGAAGAGGATTGGAATAATTTATGGAGAGTAACATCTGGAAAAGTATTCAGAAGTTTTTCAACTATAGAAAAAGAAGATGCTATTCATGTTTACTTTTTATAAATGATATTTTTATTATATTTATTTGTTTGCCTTGGAGCGAGTTATGCTTGGTCTGATACAGAAGCTTCAAGACCTTTTAGAAATTTTATAGCAAGAATACCTTATATAAGGAAACCGTTACTTTGTCATGAATGTAGTAGTTTTTGGATTTGTTTATTTTTAACTTTATTTTTAAATCCATTCCAAGAGTATGCTTTAGATTATATTTCTAATGTATTAAGTGCTTTTTCTGGATTTTTTATTAATTTAGTATTTATAAGAAGAAAATTAATACCATTTAAGGATTAAATTTTGGTGTAATAGTAAGGTATGCCTAATGTTCCAAACGAATCAGACGAGTGTCCTTGTACAGAAGATTGCAAATGCAATCCAAATATAAAGCAAACATTTTGTTGTTGCGATGCTTGTGATGAATGCGCAAAGTGTGGTTGTATGGATTCTAGCGCTTGTAATTATGATGCAGAAGCAACATTAGAAGGACCAGAGTGCGATATATGCAAACAGGGTGGCTGTACCGATAGTTGTGATGATTGTTATAACCCAGACGCAGAGTGTAGCAAACCAGAAGAATGTTGTGGGTGCACATCGAAGTGCGATTGCTCTGGCGATTATCCATATTACGGACAATGGGGTGGGCAGACGTAATAAGTTGACGAATACTTAGTATCGCTTAAGTGAATGATACCAATAATATAATTTATACTCATCAACCTTTTTTATTTAAAAAGGCTGATAAAATAAAATTATTGCATTGTCAATCTAAACAAGAAGATAAAATCATATACTCTAGACCTTGGAAAATTTTTATTAAAGATTTAGATTCTGGAGGAATTTCAAAAATAAATACTCCATTTAATAAAATTAGTTCCAAAAATAGAAGTGAAGCAATTATAGAATGTAATCCTAGCTTATATGAATTAGATGGTAAATTTTTTTTAACTTATATAAAAGGGGTATTTGAAGCGGGCTTAAAATATGACTTAGTTCAATACGAGGTGCCAGATTTAGATTTTGATAAAATAAAAGATTTTACAATTTTAAAAAGTAATATATTTAGTGGCTGTGTAGTAGATAATAAAATTTATTCTTTAGCGCATCAAATTGGTAAAATTATTCTAATAGAAGATTTTTCAAATAAAGATTTATTAGATTCCATAAGTAGTGATTTATTTAACTTTGAAAGTATTACTAGAGTAAATTCAATATTCAAACAAAATAAATTAATAGTAACTGGATTAGATAAAAAACCTAAATCACGTACAAACAAGTTATCAGTATATAAATCTTATATTTATGATATAGATAAAAAATGCATTGAAAGAGAATTATTAAACAAAAATGGAGAAAGTTTATACAAAAGCTCTATTATAGATAATAAACTAGCTTATGCTTTAAAATTAAAAGGATTTGAAGATAGAAGAATAGAAATAGAGGATTATAATTAAAATACGTGTAATCATATAATATGAGCTATATTCCGATGTTTACAACAAATCAAGGTATCACTTATGATTTAGCTGGAAATCCAGTCGGCGCAAGTTTACCTTTAATTAGTGTTGCAGATTATCTTGGAAGCATAGATGTTAATCTAAGAACTGGAACTTATATGAGGTTTGTTGAAGCGGGTTATAATCTACCATATAATTGTTATAGATTTATAAGCGGAGTAATGCACGCTGCTCCTGCTGGAAATCCAGCTTGTGGTGGGAACTGCACTAATTGTTAATTTTAATATTTTTAATTCTTTCAATTAATTCAAATATTTTTACTTTAGGTATATCTGAGATTGAATTTAAATTTTCAGCATTTTCAAAGTTTTCTTTAATTAATTTCTTTTTTAATACATCAAAAGATATATTCTTTTCTTTAATTACTTTCTCTAGTAAAACATGTGGAGAAGTAGGGTTATCTTGAGCAACTGCTCCATCATATAGTAGTTTAGCATCTCCTAATTCTTCTTGACTTACAATATTAATTTTAAGAAAATTACGCACGCATCGTACAAAAGCTCTATTTTCTGCAATTGCAGCTAAAAAGAATCTAGCAAAACTTTTTGTATTATTTACGCTTGCGTCGGCAAGTGATTCAAAAACTATCTCTTTCCCACCAGTTTCATAATTTGGTAACCAAGTAATTCTACAACTTGTTGCGAAATAATTCTCAGAGGCTGCTACTACTTTATATTCTACGCTTGTGTATCCACGAATTTGAGCCAATTCTTTAATACCACCAAGAAGAATAAGTAAATCTTTATCTTGGAGTTTAGAAACATCTGTTTCTTGAGTTTTTTGTCTATTTGGTACAAGATGTTCTGTCTTTACCATTTTGCGCCAATTAATACTTCCATCATCATTAAATATGTAATTAAGACTCTTATCTTCAACAAGACCATATTGGTTTCTTGTTATTAGATTAGGTGGAACTACTTGAACTTGTTGATTTTGTTCTTGAACAATAACTGACTCAAACAATTCAGAGCTACCAATTGAAATTGTATCTTCTTCTTTTTTGATTTTTGGACTCATGTAATAATGATACTATATCTTTTAGTTTTTGTCAAGTAGTTTGAAATATCGAGTAATAATCTATATCGTATGCCATAAGAGGATTATATATAAAATCTATAGCCTCTAGATTATTAGAAACATAACTCATGTTATTTTTGTAATGACAAAATGTTGGATATACTTTATTATTGCTTAAAAGTAGCTTATTTGATCTTATTTTTAAATTTGGTAAATCTTTAAATTTATTATAAATATCAATTTTGCTTTTTAAAGGAACCTCCGATATTATTCCGTATTCAAGAGTATTTATTTTAAGTTTGTTCGTTTCTTCTTTATCCAGAAATGATATCATATTAAAATTAACATTTAATTTATTTAATTCTTTTAAATAATCAAAATCTGTATCTTTTGATAGTATAAAATATGTTTGGACTATGTTTTGGTTGAAATTCTTGTAAATAGCAAGATTTATAGGTTTATCTGTTAGAATTGCGCATTTGCATAAATGTAGCTGATTCATTAATATTTGTTCGTTAAAAAGATAATCCATTCGAACATTAATAAATTGAGTATTAAATGGTTTTAAATCAATTAATGTATCAGGAACCATTTCAAGTATTGAGGCTTGGAAAGCCTCCCCAATGTACAAAGTGTTTATATTTATATTGTTCTTTATATTTAATTTTTTGAGTATAGCCTTAGCAATATCTTCTGGTTTAATTCTATTTATTGTTTTAGGCATTTCTACATTTGAATAAGAGGGTTTATTTTTAGGGCTTTCTATTATCTCTGGACTATTTTTGATATTAAAGAATGGTCCAGTATTTTTTGGATTCGTGTTCGAATATAAAGCTACAATATCTTTATCGTAATGTGATGCCAAATGCATACTCATTGATTCATTGCCAGCGTATAGTAATGAATTTTTTATAACAAAAGCTTTTTGATTAAAAGACAAATCGTTTAATCCATGAGTATCTAGTGATTGAGCTTCGTTTTTTTCTAGTAATTGTATTATTTTAATATTTTTATTATGTAAATATGGTTTAATTAGAAGAGCAACTTCTTGCCAGTAACTATAATTTTTAGGATCAGAACTTCCTCCGCAATTCAATACGATATAATCATTAAATGGAAGTGGTACTATTTTTTCATATATAAATGGTTGATTTATTTTAAGACCACAATTCAAAGCGTAAGATTCTAATAAATGCATTTTTATTTATCCTTTAGGTAGTAGTTAATTTTAGTTTTACCATTGTGCAAGAAATTCACAATCCTTTGGGAATTTACATATGGTAAGAAAGCTATATCGAAATAACCATTATGGTCTGAAACTCCTTCTAGCCATAAGATATCATCCATTTGTGGAATATATTGTATTACTTTTTTAATGTATGGATTGCCATCAAGAATTTCATGATACTCTGGCTTTGTTGCAACGTATAGGGAATGATTTGGGTAAGTTTCTTTTATAGATTTAAATAAGGAAGTCGATAAAAATAAATCTACTTCTGATTCAGGCATTACAAATAATATTTTGCTATTATTATCTTTTTGATCTAAGAAATCTTCGAAATTGAACTTCTTAGTTTTTGAGTTTTCTTGAAGCGCTACGTTTCTGAAGTAGTTCTCAATATCTGGTCTTTTCATTCCTTTCGAAATTTCTTGCATCCAATATTTAAATCCTTCATCTCTTTCATCTACTTCTGGACGTTTTAAGATATTTGCGTATAAATATTTCACCCATTCTGCATCGTTTTTAATATCTGGAACTATGTGGTTTGGATCTTTTTCTTGATGAGTAATAGTTAAACTATCTTGATCTATATATGGTTGATCATCAATAAATTTCTCTAAAATACTACTTACGTAATTAACGCCAAAGTTTTTAATAGTCCATTCTCTAGCATTTTTACCCATTAAAATCTTTTTATCTTTTGGCATCTTATAAACTGCGTTTAGTTGTTGAGCAATAGAAGTTGGTAGTGTTGAAGCCTTTTTAAATTCTGTGCCATGCTCTCTATACTCTGCCCACTCCAAAGGTAATGAATAAGCTTCTGGCTCACACATTTCTTCTCCACATGAATAATTAGTAACTAAAGTGATTAATTCTGTAAGTTTAGCTTCTTGAATAGGTATTTCTTGTCCACCGCTAGTAAATGGATGACAATAAACATCCATTAAATTATATACTTCATTAAGTTGAACTTCATTAATTCCAAGACCAACTCCAGTTGTAATTTGACTCTTTTGCGCTCCACACAATCTACAGTCTATATCATGTCCTTGAAAAGGTTTGATTTCATAATTATGACAATTTTTGCAAATATATGTAGTCAAAATTTCATTTTTTGGTACGCCATATTCATCTGCTAATTTATATATGTTCCACCCTTCTGCCCAATGAGTATGCAAAAGTAAGAATGTATTTTTTATATTTGGATTTTGCTTTTTCCAAAGAGCATATCCTTCTAAAAGATTAGGAACACTTTTTCTTAATTGATTTCTAAATACAAAACCAATAATAAAAGCGTCTTGAGGTATACCATGTCTTTTTCTTAATTGGCTTCTATCAAAATCTGATAATTTATAAAAGAATGAATCCTCTAATGCTCCATGCAAAGTTTTTACATGTTTATGACCCAATTTATGTAAAGCTTTTGTAGCGAAGTTACTCCATATCCAATAGTTTTTAATTTTTGGAGCATACTTAATTGCTGATTCTAAAATTGGTAAAGAATCTAAAGTGGTCCAAATTACAGAAGATATCTTCTCAAACCAAGGCTTTTCTATTGCAAAATCTACTCCCCAAATATCTTGGATAGCAATATAAATATCTGGTTTTTCTTGTTCAATAACTCTATCTAAAAGAAGCGCCCCATAACTAGCGTTTCTTGCGGCAAGAGGATCTTTATTTAATTGTTCTAATTGTTTTTGATCATCAGGCAGAGATCCAAAACATTTCCAAGGAACTTTTAAAGTTTCTGGATTGCTCCAATTTAGTCCACAGCAATAATGTACAATATCGTATTTATCTTTTGAATATAAAGCTTTTAAAATAGCTTTAGCATTTCTTCCAAAGCCAGTCTTAGCCAAAGAAAAGTCAGTTTGTATTAAAACCTTTTTTCTTCTCACAATTTATTACCAAATTTCTCCATCAGAATCTGTATTTGTGTTATTAATTTGTGGTTGTTTTGAATTTTTGTACTTTTTAATGTTTTCTAATTCTTGAGACTTAAAGACTGAATGTAGAGAATGAATCAAAAATTCTCTTAAAAGTCTAGCTTCATTGAAATAAAATCCAATTAAATAGGATTGCTTGTTTTCGATATTATCTTTGTTCTCTTTATTAACGCTATAAGAAAATCCAACTTGTTTATCATCTCTAATATATGGTGATAGTTTGATTTTTGTGATTTGCTTGTCAGATGAATGGTATGCTGAAAACTCTGTATTTCTTTCTAGAGCGTCTATTAAACCTGCGGTTTCTGTAATAGAGAATTTAATTTTTGCACTTTTTTGAGGATTGTCTCTATTGTCTGAAAATGATCCAGTCTTTGTGCCTTCATTCCAAGCGCTTTGCTTAATTAATGAACTCCAAATGGAACCGTCTTTTGAATTTACGCTAAAGCTACAAGCTGTGCCTGTATTTTTGCTATTTGGTTTATAAAAAGATATCATATTACTTATATTATCATTAATGATAATAAATGTCAATTATTTTTATCTATCTTTTTTAAATCATTTAATTTCATGTAAATTTGATGATCTTGAATTGCTATTAAGTCTCCAAATATACAATCATCTCTTTTTGAGCCTTTTGCTATAACAATATTGCCTTCCTCAAAAGCTTTATTATTTAATAGTTTATTGTTTTCAATATTATCATTAAATATTAACACACTAATTGACGATGTTTCATCTGCTATTTTTAATCTTACATATCTAGTTTTCTTTTCATTTTTAGATACGCCAGTATAAACTTCTTCGATTTGACCTACCAAAGCTACTTTGGTATTAACTTGCTCATCAATAATATCGCTTATATATTTAAGGTTTTCTCTTTTTTCAGCAAAAATATCTCTTAGATTCTTATTATAAGTATATCCTAGAAGCTTCTTTTCGTAATACCAATTAGCAAAACTTTCGCTTTTACTATTCTGATTATAAATTTCTAGATATGGGGTATATTTAGTTTTAATAGTATTCAATCTAGTGTCTTTAATGATTACATGATTCTTTTCGTCCGTGAATTTATTCAAATGTTTTATAATCTTAATAAGATCATAATCGAATTGATCTGCAAATGAAATTGAATATTTCTTTTCTTTAGCGGTTAAAATATTCCATAATTGAGCTTCTAATACGATTTTACTTCTAGATTGATTAAAGCCACTTAACGCTCCAGCTTGAATTAAAGAAGATAAAACTCCAATGTTAAGGTTAGCTTCTTCTGCTGCTTGAAAGATCTCGAACTTATTAGAATACTTATTTCTGAAGCTATTTAGCTTCTCAATAGATTTATCACTAATTCCTTTGATTGATAATAAACCAAATCTGAGATCTTTACCTTCTGTCGAAAAATCCATTTCTGATTTAATGATATGTGGAGGAAGTAATTTGATATCAAATTCATGCATTTCTTTTTGAATCTTAGAAATTTCACCAATTGGATCTGGTTCATTTCTGCTCATTTTTAATAGTGATAAAAAGAATTGTTGAGGATGATTAAATTTTAAATAAATTGTAACTGCTGCCAAGGCTGCGTAAGCCAAGGAATGACTTTTATTAAATGAATAATTAGCAGAATCTTCTAAAATCTTCCAAAGAATTTCTCCTACTTCTTTTGGCAATTTATTGAGTTTGATCTTTTCTTCGATTTTCTTTTTCCAAGCTTTGATCTCTTCAATTTTCTTCTTTCCTACGATTCTTCTTAAGATTTCTGCTTCATCAAGAGTAAAGCCGATCTTATGAGCCATTTTCATTAACTGTTCTTGATAAAGAGCTACTCCACCAGTTTCTTTTAGAATATCATCAAAAAATGGATGAATACTTTCGGATTGCTGATAATTTGTATGAGCAGCATATTTATCTACGAATTGTAATGCTCCAGGTCTTGCAAGAGCTAATACGCCACTTAGTTCTTCTAAGTTTTTAGGTTTAACTTTTTGACAAACTCTAAAGTTGGTGTCTGCTTCGATTTGAAAAAGTCCATGTGGTGATTTTAACTCTTGTAGATTTCTATAAATAGACTCATGATTTAAATCGATATCTTCTACTTTGATTCCAATATTCTTACAAACATCATCTACTACAGAAACACTTCTTAAGCCAAGAATATCAAGTTTAATATTAAACATGCTAACCCAATTCATATCAAAACTTGAAACTGGTTCTTTATCAGATGATAATTCCGTTGGGCAAATCGTTTCTAAATCGTAATAAGAAAGTAACACGCCAGATGGATGGACTCCCTTGTTTTTAATTAAATCTCTTAATTTTAAAGCTATTTGATAAGTCTCTTTATTCTCATCGCACCATTCTTTAAATTTCTCAACTTCTTCGTAAGCTTGATTAATATCTTTTACTTGACCATAAACTTTTGGTATTAGAGAAGATATCATGGTCATTTCTTCTTCTGTTTTTTCACCGATAATTTTTCCACATTCCTTAATCAAAAGCTTTCCGCTTAAAGTATTTAAGGTTAAAATTTTACTAGTTTTACCCCTAAACTTATTTTCTAAGTACTGAAGAACTTTTTGTCTATTATAATAACAAATATCCAAATCAACATCACACATCAAACTACCATCCAAATACGTTATTCCATCAACAACCTGCTTTTTAGCGCGAATCTTAGATATAAATCTTTCGAAATAAAGATCATATTTTACTGGGTCAATCCTAGTCACCCCAATAAGATATAATATTAATGATCCAGCAGCAGATCCTCGACCTAAGCCTACTGGAATATTATTAGTTTTACAAAAGTTAATAACATCCCAAACCAATAAGATGTAATCTATAAAACCTAACTCCTTCAAGGTTTCAAGTTCGTGTTTTGCCCGATCTGTGTATTTTTTGTAATCTTTATTTTCTTTGTTAATCTTTAATTCTTTAAAGCCATTTAAAGCTAATGCTCTTAAGAAGTCATAGTTGCTGGAATCTTCACTTATGTTTAAATGTCTTTTTAACGAAAGCTCTATATTAAATTCTGGTAGTCTAACACCATGCAATCCCAAATCTGTGATTTGAAATTTTGATGAAAATGCTTTATCTTGTAATAGATTACTCTTCATCTTCTTCCTCTTTATCTTCGTCTCTTTTTATTTTATCTATCTCTTTATTAAATTCTTTAAGACCACTAGAGAGAATCCTCATTGAGTCATTATTTTTTAACGAAAAGAATACGTCTGCTTTACCATTTTTCTTACCTTTTTGTACAGTAATAAGTAGATACTCTATATTAGAGTCGTCTAGCTTTTGAAGCATATCGTAAATATCGTCTAATGATGCCATATTAAATTTCAACCTGCCATTTTAATTTATTCCATACTTTTAAGTTCAAGTCAAGATCGTTAATAGCATCATGTAGTTTTTCATAATCATGATCTATTCCATTTTCTTTTCCTAAGAAAGTAAGAGAACTTTTAACATTTTTTTTCCTTGTATGATATATCTTATACTGATATTCTATTAAACTTTCTTTTGGATTATATGGCATACCATACTTAATTCCTCTAGCCATAGTATTAGTATCAATAAATTTATTAATTAAGTGATGCCAACTACATCCCATATATTTATAATACTCTTTAATAAGATAAATGTCAAAACCTAAAGTATTATGCCCGATAATATAATCAGCATGATCTAGCCAATCCTTGATTGTTGGAAATACTTCTTTTGGATCATAGCCTTCTTTTTGAACTTTTTTGTGATCATATCTCGTGATTCTAGCTGCGTCTTGGCTTATTTTTAAATCTGTTTGCCATTTTAAATAAAAGTTCTTTTGATCAATTTTTTTATCTCCTTTTACTTTTAACATAGCTATTTGCCAAGGAATATTATGACAAAAATTTAAACATAGATTAAATGTTTCACAATCTATGAATACTAAAGTTTTATCTTTATTATATCTTAATAAATGCTCGTCCATAACTATATTGTAAATGATCCTTGAATTGATTTCATGTCATTTTTTTTATCTTCGTAAAGTTCTTTTGGAATTTCTCTATCTCTTATTAAATAATGCCATTCTAGGTGTTTCAATCTATTTTGATAATACCATTTGTTATCATCCTTTGTCAAGTTATAAAGATAGAAGTCCATTAAATCTCTAGAAAATGCAACGATAATCGATGGGCAATGTAATTTGCTAGTTATATCAACGCTTAATTTTTTTTGTCCTTGAGCTCTGTATCTATTGACAACTTTTATAAAAAAATTAATATCTGGATCTCCAGAATGATGATCGCCTATCCTTGTTAATTCTAACCCTGCAACATAAACTGCTTTATTTTCAACATACTTAAGGCAAATTAAATCTAAATCTATAGCATATAGACGATTTTCTTCCATTAACATAGTTCTGTAATCGTGAGTTCTATCTTCATTTGAAGATAGTTGTCTTGTTTTGCCATTGTATTTATTAACGATAACAATAGGATCTTGAACTACTTGATAGTCTTCTGTTATCATTTTACGCTTTCAAAGCAAAATTCATTGCTTGTCATATGGTCTAACTCTGGTTTATTTAGGATACTGCGATTATTAATACATCTAAAAGTTAAATATGTTTTAAAATCTTTTTTACTATTATAGTAAATACTCTTTGTATTGAAAACTTCTAAATCGTTTTTCTCTGAGAAAGATAGCATTTTTTCTTTAACTATCAAATCAAAAGGTAAATCATTATCTTCGATAAATGCTATAGGTTTCGTAAAATTAAGTTGAGGTACGCATATGGTATTTTTTAATGTATTATTAAATATAAAAGAATCATAAAATGGAATAGCCAATATTAAATCTTCTGTCCAATTTTTTTCTATAGTTGAATAATCAAGTCTTGGTTCATAATAAAAACCATCTTTTGCAGCTATACTGAATAGTTTAGTGAGTAGCTCATATCCTTTTTTATTTTTAAAAAATAAAATAAATTTTGAATTTTTAAGTCTAGATTCATCTGTTTTGTCACTTATATTTTCCGTTACGGAAACTCTTAACCCATAATTTAACTTAATATTATTGTTCTTTGTGTTTGTATAGGCTTCTAGAAAAGAAGACATATTATCTTCAACTAAAAATATTTCACTTAATTTATTCTCTTTTGCGATTTGAATAATAGAGTCTGGATATTCATCTCTTTCAGGTTTATCTTCTAATGTAAGAATAGATCTTCCTAAAGAATAATGAGATTTAAATAAAGGTATCATTTTTACCAATATAACAAGAATTTATAAATATATCAATCTAAAAATTCGTCTTTTGAATCATCTAAAAAGTCGTCTTTAGCTAAACTAGTTTGGAACTTTGGACATCCTTGATATGTTCGAGTTTCTACTTTAAATCCTTTGATATCTTTAAAGTTATCTTCTAGACTAGTTTCTACTACTTCGCCTTTATCATTTAGTTTAACATAATATTTATATGGATCTTTATATGGACATTTCCATCCACCGACTTGACACATCCATTTATTCTTAACATTATCTACAGCGAAGTTTGATCTAGCAGATTCTTCGTCAAATTTATTAACGTAGTTATTAATATGCTCAAGATAATGCTCGAATCCCTTAATTTGATCATCATCAAATACTAGTTCTTGAATAGGTTGCTTTGGGAATCTAAGAAATAAGAATTTTACTATTGGCTTTAATTTTGGCCATAATTTTTTACTCGCTAGACTATACATCATAGCTTGAATATTAGCTTCAAGGTCATCACCCCTAAACTTGTATTTGGAGCTTTTGTAGTCTATTATATGCATTTCTTTTTTGATTTTAATAGGCTTATCTATAAAACCACGAATATGGTATTTGGGCTCGTCATTTTTAATTTCAAAATCATACTCTGGTTTAACGATTTCCCCGCCTTCTCCAAAAAAGTCGTTTTTAAGACCAACTAAAATCATGTCATTTAATAGTTTGTAATTGCTTTCATCAAGTTTAACTTTTGCTGATAATTTTTTAACTAACCTATCAACTCCTTGGTCTCCATTAATAGCGTTCTTTTTTATTATTCTTTTGTAATTTTTAAGATGTCTTTTGTTTAATAGTAATTCAAAAATTGTATGACATATTGTTCCTCTTAAAGCTCCATCGTTTTGACTTTGAGGAACTTTCGTATGATAGTTATTCCAATAAACCCAAGAACAAGTCTCAAGAGTTTTAATTCTAGAAGCAGATAATACTTTTAAAGATTGTTTTTCCATTGAACTATTTCTTCTTTTGTCATTTCACCAAAATCTTTTTTGGGTGGTAAGGATATTTTTAATTGACTTTTATCAAAATATCTACTTAATCTAGCTTGAGTTTTTTCAGCTGCAATATTTCCAGCGTTATTCTTATTTGAATCATTATTTAAACTGATGTAAATTTTCTTAGGATCAATTTTTAAACAATAGTTTAAAATCGCTAAACTTAAACTTGTTCCGAATGTAACTAAAGTATTGTTAATTCCAGCTTGCCAAAGACTCAGCATGTCTCCAATACTTTCAACTAAAATTAATTCTCTTTGTTCTTGTATTATTTCTGAATTAAGAAATAATGGATAAACAAACTCTGTTTTTTCACCGAGATGCTTCCACTTTATTTTAGATAAATTTGTAATGTCTCTACCAGAAAACCCTATAATGTTATTTTTTGAATTGAATATTGGAAATACATATCGATTTTTCATCTTTCCCATTTTTGCAACTCCACCCTTAAAAGTCTTTAATGTTTCAATATCGACTCCTCTGTTGATCCAGTAATCTTGATTATCTTCTAATCTAGATAAGATTTCTGTGTCAAATTTTTTCGAAGACTTTATAAGTGGTTTATTAATTTCAGTAGCATTATTCGAAACAAAATTTTTATTTTTCAACCATTGTTGAGCTTGACTCATGTCTTCTAGCTTTAAAGTTAATTTAACTAGAGAATTTATATCACCACTTATATTTTGTTTAAAATCAAACCATTTGCCAGTATCTTTATATATTCTTAATACTGTATCATTATCACTTTCTCTGTATAAAGGTTTTGTTCTAAACTCTTTACCATAATCTTTTAATTGATATCCAAGATCTGTTAGGACTTGGTAAACGTTTAACTCTTCCATTCTAAAGCCTCGCTTATAACTGGAAATTGTTTAATAAAGATTTTTTTACATTTTTCTGCGATAATTCTGTGCTCTTTTTGAGTATTCTGCTCTGTTCTTAACTCAATATAGTGAATCCAACTTCTTAATGATCCTTTCATGTACATTGTAGTTTGAGTTGTTAATGGCAGAACCATTCTGGCTACTTCTTTAGCTACTCCATTTTCGATCATTGTATCGTAACAATGTTGTGAAATAGATAGGGATTCTATTAAAAGTTCGTTGATTTTATCGTATGCTTGCGTATTAACTGGTAATAGTTTCTCTCCAACTTGCCTATTTTTATCCCCCTGCATACGAAGTTCTATATCTTCGAATTCATTCGCAATACTATATCTTTGACTAAATTCTTGAAAACTAAATGATCTATGTCTAAGAATTTGTGCTGCAATACCTCTACTAGTTTTAATTTCAACACACATATCAACCAATTCAAATGGACTCCAATGTTTATGTTTTATTAAGAATTTTAAAAGTTTTGGTGCAGTTTCAACATTCATTTGATTTGAAGGATTGCTAACTCTAGCGCAAAATGCAACTAAATCTTCTGCATTTTTAACTCCATTCATTTTAGGATTTGTTACTGATATTAATTCTACATTCATAATAGTTCTCCATCATTAGCGTTTGCATCATTTAATTCATATTGCTCTCTTTGTCTTTCGGCAACATCAATTAGTGATCCTCTTTCTTCAATGTTGAAATTTTGAACATTATAGTTCAAATAATTTTGAGACCACACCTCTTTACCAGTGCAATCTAGTCTTCTAACTAAATCTTGGTGACCCGCTGCGTCTTTTCCTTGAAATCTAGTTTTAGTTGGAATTAGTTTATGTGTTCCAAATGCTTGGCCGTCTAAAGTTAACTCATCTAAAGTTTTTCTTCTAAAGATTGCTACGAATGAAGCAAACCATTGGAGTCTATCTGAAAGAGAAATCACTGAACTGTCATCTACTACTTCTGCGCCTTTTCTATTGAAGCTTTCGCCAGTTCTATTTAATTGCATGGCTGTTATGATTGGGCAATGTATCTCTTCTGAAATTCTTTTTAGTTTATCGATCTTATCGCCAATAGCTTGATGCTCTGCCCAATTTTGGCCAACCTTTTCTCCAGTTAATTTGATGTAATCATAAGCTATCATGGCTTGATTTCCTCTTCCTACTTTTGATAAATACCATCTTCTAATTAAGGAACAAATTTGATCTATGTTTTTATTTCCAACGTGATAATGAAAGTATTCGTAGTTCTTAACTTTAGCCCAAGAATCTCTTACTTTTTTTGTCATCTCTTCATTTTTTCTCCAGTTGCCAGTTTCGAGATACCAAACTGGTACTCCACTTAAAGAGGCAACCATTCTTAATTGAATGTCTACTGTTTGCATTTCTGTATCAAGAATTAGAGTTTTAGTTTTATTTTTTGGATTAGTCGCTGTTTTAAAACAGATATCATTTAACCAAGTACTTTTTCCTTGACCTGGCCTACTTGCAATAGCATAAATATTTCCATTTTTTAAACCACCATACATTCTATTAAATTCTGGATAAGGAGTAATTAGTCCAGTTTCTTCTTTTGGAGAATTGCCTATTTCTTCAATTAAATCTTCGACTCCTTCAAAGATATTAACTGGTACATCATTTTCTGAGTAAGAAGATATTTTCTTATTATAAATTTGATCTATCTTACCGATTATTTCATCAAGTGAATCTTCTGAGTTTTTAGAAACATAGTCTTTTAATTTATCTGCGGTATTAACTATTTCTCTCCTAACTCTTAATTTAATTAATTCTTTGCAAGCGGTAACAGTTGCATCTTCTGTAATTTGAGAAAAGCTTAAATTATCAATATAATCAAAAATGTTGATTTCGTCCTTGAAAGATATTCCTAGATTTTTAATCTTCTCCGCTAAAAGGACTTTATCTACATTTTCACCTTTATGTTTTATATTTTTAAATACTGAATATATAGTTGAATGAACATCATTATAGAAATCATTTTCAGTTAAAAATACATCAACATCAGCAAATAAGTCTTGATGCTTTAATAAGCCGCTTAAAACGTGTCTTTCTACTTGTAATGAGTAAATCATCCAGCTTTATATGATACCAATTTAAAATTTAAAAGTCAAGTTATTATTCTTCGTCTTCTTCGTCATCAAATTCTTTATTATTTTTCCTAGCGATTAAATCTGTTGTAGCTTCTAAATTAAGTTGATCAATACTTTGACCCCATGTATTTAAATAATATAAAAGTGCCATAGCATTAATTTGATTATCAAATTTTGTAAAAACTTGGGGATCTCCTTTATTTGAAAAATTAAATAATATATACCCACCGAAACTACATTCGTCTATTTGCTTTAAAATGGAATCTGGTATTTTAAATTTTTTCTTATTTGTCACCACAAAGTTTTACACTTAAATAATTAAAACTCCGCACTTTTCTTCTATATATTGTGGTGATAAATCTTTAAGATCATTTTCGTAGAGTTCAAGGAATTTAAAATTATTCATTTCTAACCATTTTTCTTTTTTAACATCTCTTTTTATACTTTGAAGGTATTTTAACCTAGAATTATCATGGAAAAATTTATTAAAGGATTCATGTTGATTACCCTGTATCTCAACAGCAATCTTTTTTGTTGCATTTAATAAGTCTACTTTAAGCATGCTTCCGTAAACTGGAAATTCTTCATAAACAATATGGTTCTTCCAATAAGGGCAAAAGAACTGTTTGAATTTAAATTGTAATTTACTTCTACTTTTGCCTTCCCAGTTTATTAAATTTCTTCTTACATTTTTATTAGTGAGTGTGCCGTTAATATTTAAAAGCCTCATAATTATAATTTAATTTGTTTAACTGTATCTTTTATTAAGGATTCTAGATTTTCATTAGGATTCCAATTCAAAATTCTTTTAGCTTTAGCGTTATTACCAAGAGAAAACTTATTTGTTTCTTTTTCTACTATATTTTTATCTAAAGATAATTTACCTTCAAAAAGTTTTGGGTAATCGTCCCATAGCATTTTTGCTGACCTATATATTGGGTCTATGTTTATACCTAAAGCTTCTTTTGTATATCGAACAATATCTTTTACTGAAAGTAAGTTTCCACTTGATATATTAAATATATTATTTTTTGCATTAGGGTTAGTTAAGCATATCGTGAACGCTTCGATTACATCGTTTATATGAATGTAATCTCTTTTTTGTTCTCCATTTGAATGGAGTACAGGTTGCCTATTATTCTTCAACTCTCTAACCAAATAGTTGAGTAATGGAGGAGATTTTCTATGTATATCTTGTCTTGGTCCAAAAACGTTAAAAAGTCTTAAAATTGGTATTTCCATTCCATAATTCTTTTCGTACGATATACATATTTCTTCTGACAATTTTTTAGATAAACTGTAAAATAATCTTGGACTTACTATTAAGTCTTCAGTAAAACCATTGTTTTCATCTATTTGATTATTTTCATAAACTGCAGATGTACTTGCGAAAATAACTCTTTTAATATTATTTAATCTTGCTGATTCTAAAACATTAAGTGTTCCAGTTACATTGATATCAATGCATTCATTAATATTAGATTCACAATCTGGTAAAGATGTAATCGCAGCTAAATGAATTATGATATCTGGCTTTTCATTTTTAACGAATTCGGTGAATGCGTTTGATCTTATATCTAATAAGAAGAATTTGCAAAACTCTTTATTATTTATTGATAAATTTTCAATGTACCCATTTCTAAGACTATCTACTACTGTAACTTGGTGAGCTTTGCTTAAAGCATAAGCTAAAGTAGAACCGATTCCACCAGCCCCTCCAGTTATTAGTATCTTCATTTAGCAAAGAGTTTTAATGAATTTATTGTAAAAATAATCTACGATTGGTTTATTATCTTCTAAATATAATCTCAAATTATCAATACCTTGATGTTGCTTTTTGAGCTCAAGATTAATTTGCTTTAGTTCTTCGATTATTTCGTCTGAGAATGTAACCCATGCGCCTTTTGCAGTAGCAAATTCCCAAGCTAAAATTTGATCAATAACCTCGTACTCTTTCCAAACAGATGAACCCTCTTTTCTTCCATACTTAATAGGATATAGAACCTTAGAATTAGTTGATTCATTTGTAGACTTTTTAATTGAAATTTTTACATTATGTCCAATAATTTTATTCTTAACTGGATCATATTTTTCATTTGGTTTCTCAAGGATTAAATCCTTATTATAACGAGGTTCAAATTCTAGAATCCAATTAGCAAAATGCAGAAGTGCATTTCCACCAGTTGCAGTAGTTTGTCTTATGTCCTTATTCGCTGCGTAAGGATCAAGTTTAATATCTGATCTAACTTGACTAATAAAAATAGCCATATGTCCACGTTTAGAAAGAGCAAGAGAAATCTTCTTCATCAACATGGATGAAATTACTGCTCCTCCTGCAACTTTGGTCGCTTCTGTCATGCTCTTTTGAGAATCGCCTTTAGTCATTAATCCGTCAACAGAATCAAGAACAAAAATATATCTTTTATTTTCATCATTAGAAGAAACTAAATCTTTCATTAATTCAGATACTGTTTCAAAAATATTACATTCGAATACAAAACATGTTCCATCGACCCATTCTTTAGGGTCGGTTACGAACTTAATTCCAGATCTTTCTTTAATTTCCTTACTCAATCTTCCTTCTGCTTTAAAAAGCAAAGCCCTTGAGTTGTCTACAGTTTTAAGAAAGTTCTTGGTTACTTCAAGTGCTTCTGATGTTTTTCCACCTTCATTCATTCCTATGAATCTATGCAGACCTGGGCATAAACCACCGCTTGTAGCTATATCCAGGTTCAAACTACCTGTAGATACCTTATAATAAACTTCGTCTTCGAAATTATAATGATCCTCTTTGTTTTCTTTTAAAAATGATAATAATCTATCTGATGCTGATGGACCAGATGATTGTTCGACTTCTTCTTTAGGTTTTCTTCCCATATCTTATAAATTCTAGCAGAGTTTTAGGCTTTTGGCAAATGTTTTTATCTTCTGAAATTTTATTTTGTTTTAAATCTATTACTTTTTTATCAAAATTCATATTAAAGCTTTCGTATTCTTTGATAAGAAAAGCCTTACCTTCGCTCTTTAAAAACCAAGCTAAAGATGGAGGTGGGTTTCCAAGTTCTTTAAGGTTGTCCCAAAACTCAAATGATTTAAACTTTTTTACTAGTTTTTGAGCTATTTTAATTTCTCTAGGCCAATTAATATTACCTTTTATATATTTCTTTATAATCATTTGGCATAATTTATGCCTATTTGTCATTTCTTTCATCATAACCCTGTAATGCACCTATTCTTTTTGCTTCGTCTTGACCTTTACCTTTCGTCAAAATATCATACTCTGGTTTTAATATTTGTGCAATCTTTTTCATTTCTTCTCCAGTTACTCCTTTTGGCATTTCTAAAATACCATCATTTCTAATAACTTTTATATATTTCGTATGGTAATTTATAGATTCTAAATATTTTTCTGTAGGTGTTTTTTTTATTATTGGCCAAGGAGTACTACATACTGGGCATTTTTTAGATTTTTCACCTAAACAATTTTTTGCATATCCATGTTTGTATTTAAATAAATTTTTAAACCAAAAACTTAATTCAAACTTCAATTTTTGCAATATCATTTTCAACCATTTTTTTTACCAGATCATTAAATAAAACTTTTGGTTTCCAATTTAATTCTTTTCTAGCTTTATTTGAGTTTCCTAATAGTAATTCTACTTCTGCTGGTCTATAAAATTTAGGATTAATTTGAACTAATGTTTTGTTATCTTCTGATAAATATATCGTATGCTCTCCCTCTCCAACCCATTTGCCCTTTATGTCAACAGTAGAAAATGCTCTTTCAACAAACTCTTTAATAGTATGAGCTTCGTTCGAAGAAAATACATATTCTTTTGGAATACCATTGTAATTTGGATTATATTTATCTTGATTCAACATCATCCAAACTCCTTCTATGAAATCTTCTGCATCGCTCCAATCTCTTTTTGCTTCTAGATTGCCAAGTTCTAATGGAACGAAAGCTTCTTTATTTTTAATAGCGTTAAAAATTCTTGCTACATTTTTTGTAATTTTTCTAGTAACAAACTCTTCTCCTCGCCTTGTTCCTTCATGGTTAAATAACCATCCTTGAATTGCGTAGATGTTATATGATTCTCTATAAACTTTAACGAGTTGTCTAGAGGCTGCTTTACTTGCGCCATAAGGACTTCTTGGCCTTAATGGGTGATCTTCATCTTGTGGGGTATATAAGACATCACCAAATTCTTCACTAGATCCTGCTTGATATAATCTGCATGATGGTTTATATAGTCTAATTGCTTCTAATATATCTAAGATCGCAGTAGAATTTGTTTGCCAAGTTTGTCTGGCAAAATCCCAACTGCTTGCCACAAAGCTTTGAGCAGCAAAATTAATAAAATATTCTGGCTGTATTTTTTCTACAACTCTTGCGATTGAATGGCTATCTGTTAAATCAAAATTAATTAAATGAAATCTATCAGACTTTATATTTCTTACGTTTTCGTGATTATATACGCTTAGTCTTCTTACTCCACCAAATATTAATAAATCTGTATTTTTAAGTAGAAACTCTACCATATGGCTTCCATCTTGACCAGTAACTCCAGTTATAATTACTGTTTTCCTGTTATTGATAAGTTTTGACGCATCTTCGATATTTAAGATATTTGCTGTATCTATTTTTTTACCATAATAG